CAGCGCGTGGCGCGCACCAACTTCGGGCTCAAGCTTACGCCGCAGGAAGCCGCGGCGATCCACGCTACCTACCGCGTGACGTATCCCGGCGTCCCTATGTACTGGAAGCGCCAGATAAAGCAGGCCAAAGTCAACGGCTATGTCGAGACGCTCGCCGGGCGGCGCGTGTGGACAGGCTACAAGGCGGACTGGCAGCGCATCAAGGTCTCCACGGACGGCAGCAACGTCGTCGAGAACGTGGTGGACAACAGGTGGCAGGCCGAGAGCACAGCTATTAACTATCCAGTACAGGGAACCGGGGCCGATCAGAAATACTTATCGCTCAAGGTATTGCGTGACTACCTACCAAGTGTAGAGGGCCGCTGGTATTACGAACTCCATGACGGCGTGTTCGTAATAGTTCCAAACCGGTACGCTGACAAGGCTGCACATGAACTAAAACAGATCATGTCTAATCTTCCTTATGAGGAAGCTTGGGGCGTGACCCTACCTATACAGTTCCCTGTAGATGTTAAACTCGGCCCTACTTGGGCTCAAATGAGAGAGGTGCACTAATGGCACGTATACCGTCCAAACTACTTGAGTCTGTACTTGAAGAACGTGTAGCTAATCTTGAGGAGAAGCTAGCGTTTCTTTGGCGCATGGTAATATTCCTCAGCGAGCATCCAGGCTACAAGGTGAATGACTATCTGATGGAGCGCTCCCTAGAAGTGGCCGCGCTAACCAGGGCGAAGGAACCCGCGCTATGACCATTATCGTTTTCGACGGCGTCACACTCGCCGCTGACCGCTTAGCAGTTTGTTCGAATTTAAAAAGGAATATGACGAAAATCTGGCGTCACGGTGACATCATGTTCGGCGGCGCGGGCGTGCGCACCAACATTGAAGCCATGCGCAACTGGGTGCTGGGCGGCTGCGACCCGGCGAAGTTCCCCAAGCTGCAGAAGAACGAGCACCAGACGGACGCGTTCTGGGTGATCAACAGGAACGGCGTCATTCGCAAGTTCGAAGACGAGCCGTTCGCGCTGGAGTATACCGACACAATCTTCGCCGAGGGTGGTGGCCGGGACTTCGCGTATGGCGCTATGGCTATGGGAGCTACAGCTGTGCAGGCTGTGGAGATCGCCAACCGGTATGACTTGTATTGTGGGGGCGGCGTCGACTCACTTAGCTTTAACGACCCGGCGTAAATGTGCGTTGTAAGCTAACAAAAACGTTGTATGATGTCTTGCGTTATCAACAAGGTGTGGCCGTCATGGTGGACAAAGAGGAAGTTGTAGAGGCAATCAATCTGCTAATCGAGTGCGAGCGATATGCTAAGTTCGTCAACGAGATGACAGGGATATTGGAGTCGTGGGACCAGCACCCCATGGCTTACGCTGGCGACCTAACGCCTCTCAATGCGTTGCTACACATTGGGGTAAAGAACCGCGACAAGTTTGAGCGCGTGCTCAAGTTTATCGAGTCGAAGCGCAAGGAACGCCCCAAGCAACGGCGGCAAGATTACCAGCGAGAACTCATGGCGCAGCGCCGCGCAAGAGACGCCAAGGCAATAGACCTTGAGGAGTTGCAGCACGGGCCGATGTCCGCGCCACAGAAGAAGAAGTTCCTCAAGGAACTTCAGGAGCGCTGGGCTGTGGCCAAAGAGAAGTTCATCCAAGGCCAGGGCCGCCTGACATGGGACGAGCGCAACAAGAAGAGCCAGGAGTTCTGGGCCAGCGTAGACAAGAGGCTCGACATCAACCTCGCGCACGAGCGCCAGAAGAAGAGGGGACTGACGTGACACCATTCAGAGAGACAACCCTTGGGCAACAAGTCCAAGGGATCAGGGAGGCGAACCGGCAGCACATGATCAAACCTAAACCACCGCGGACGAAGTCCTTGGACTGGTCCACAGCTGAGCTTAAGAGGGCCATCACGCTCCGACTGACTGGCGGCAGCTGGGATGCAATCGCCGAAGACCTTGGGACCGGGCGCGCGCCACGGGGCGTGCAGGTGCAGGTCAACCGCTACCTCAGGCGGCTGATGACTGAAGCAGTCTCCGAGGCGGAGCTGTTCGACGAGGCCCATGTCTACGCTGAACTGCGGGCGGCGACTGATGGCTACCACGGGGTGCAGCACTGGGCCGAGGAGCATGGGTTCCATGTCTCGACCATTCACAAGCAGCGGAGCGCGGAACACAAGCTGAGCGCGTCGGTGGCGCGGGCGCTCGGCTACGAGCGGTGTGTGGTGTATCGCAAAAAGCGTTGACGCTAACAAACGAAACTGTTAGCATGTTAACACTAACGAGGGAAAACTGATATGGTAGACGCACCCCAGCAACTAGACCTATTGCCGAGCTTTCTCGACAAGGCAGAAACGCTTATCGGCGGCGATCGCCCGAAGACTTACGGCCACGCACGTGATAATTTTCGCTGTATTGCTAAGCTCTGGAGCGCGTACCTGACGACCCGCTTCGGCTTCTCTGACCACCTAACAGCGCACGACGTGTGCTACTTAATGGCTCTCTTGAAGGTTGCGCGACTTGCTAACAGCCCGCTTCACGAGGATAGTGTCGTTGATGCTTTGGGTTATTTAGCCCTCGCTGAGAGGGTGTAGCCATGAGACCTTTTACGTGGTCGTACTCAGCACTGACTGCCTTTGAAACGTGTCCGCGCCGCTATTTTTTGACACGCATCTCCAAGCAAGCGCAGGAAGTCCAAACCAAAGAGACTTTGTGGGGGAATAGGGTTCATAAGGCGATGGAGCTGCGCGTCGGCAGGGGGACACCACTGCCGGAGGACATGAAGGACTACGAGAAGATAGCTGCGCCTGTCGCTGCCCAGCGCCAGACCGGTGCCAAGATCGCAGTCGAGCAAAAGCTGGCGCTGACCGCTAACTTCAGACCTACTGAGTATTTTTCAAAAAACGTGTGGCTGCGCTCGGTCGCCGACGTAATCCTCGAGAAGAAGGACAGCGCAGTGGTGCTCGACCACAAAACTGGGAAAAAGAAACCCGACAGCCAACAACTGAAGCTTTCGGCAGCCGTGGTGTTCGCCACCAAGCCCTACATCCAGAAGATCACATGCAGCTTCTTGTGGCTCACGGACGGCTCGAACACCACCGAGAAGTTTGAACGCGAAGACGCGCCCGGCATCTGGCAAGACTTCGCTCCCCGCGTGAAGCGCATGGAGGAGGCGATCAAGCTGCAGAAGTTCCCGCCCAACCCAAGCGGGCTCTGCCGGAAGTGGTGTCCAGTAGGAAAAGCTCTATGCGATCATTGTGGTGAGTAGCAATGGGACATGGCCACACGCGGAACGGGAGATTTAGCCCTGAGTATCAGTCGTGGGCCTATATGATCCAGCGATGCACGAACCCAAAGCGCAAGGACTTCCATCGCTACGGAGGACGAGGCATCAAGGTCTGTAACCGCTGGCTGACGTTCGAGAACTTCCTTGCAGACATGGGGCCGCGCCCCGCGGGGCTGCTGCTCGACCGACTTAACAACGATGGTGACTACGAACCGAGCAACTGCGAGTGGAGGACGAAGGCGCAGCAGGTCCGTAACCGGTGCACTAACAGAGTGCTGACGTATCAAGGTAGAACCATGTGCATCATGGATTGGGCAGCAGAAATTGGCGCACCGTGGAGCAGCCTGTTTTACAGGATCAACCGCGGCTGGACAGTAGAGCGAGCCCTAAGCGAACCGTTCAAAAGGAGGGCAACGTAATGGCAGCATACCACCGCACCCGGCGCGACGGCATCTTCATAAGATACAAAGGCAGGACTCAGAACATCGCCGCGTGGGCTGAGCAGTTAGGCATTCGTTACAGCACGTTGTATTTGCGCATCAAGCGGTACAAGTGGACAGTAGATCGGGCGTTTACTCAGCCCACGAGGCAGCACCATGCCCACGCCTGAAACAAAAACGAAGAACAAGATTAAGGAGTACCTAAAGACGGTAGAGGGTTGCTGGTTCTACTCTGCTGCCGCTGGCGCGTACTCCACCCACGGGGTGCCGGATATAGTCGGGCTTATACGTGGGCGGTTTTTTGGAATTGAGGTGAAGCGTCCCGGCGCAGAGAAGAACACCACCAAGCTTCAAGACTACGCGTTGGAGTGTATTCGTAGAGCCGGGGGCCTCGCCTTTGTGGCGTCGGATGTTGACACCGTCAAGCATCAACTCTTTTTAGCGGGGCTCGTAATCCCATGAACCTATTTGATCGCATCAGAGCTTGGGCGGACTCCAAGCGCATCCCCAAAGACGAGACGGACGTACACCGCTTCGCTAAGGTAGCGCACGCTATGGACGAACTCATGCTCGGCTTCGTGCAGCACGACCGCGCGCAGGCGTTGGACGGGCTTGGGAACCTCGTGGTCGAACTCACTCTATTCGCCACGCACATGGGGCTGCCTATCGAGACAGCCATCCACGAAGCCTGGACGAAGCGCCTGAGGGCCGAGGCGGACGCGGCGCGCAAGGCGGCAGCCTGATGTTGCGCTACGTCACCATTGAAAAGTTCTCGCAGCTGTCAGGGTACACCGAGGCAGCCGTGCGATCCAAGATCAACGGTGGCGTCTGGATGGAGGGCGTGCAATACAAACGCGCGCCCGACAGTCGCATCCTCATAGATGTAAAGGAGTTTGAGAGATGGGTAGAAAACCAGGGGCCGGTGTCGAAGCCCTCGCCACCACGATACGGGTCTCGTTTCAATACCAAGGCAGACGTGTACGGGAGACACTCGGAATAAAGCCGACGCCTGGAAACCTTAAGGCTGCAGCCCGGCTCGTGCACGACGTGAAGGAACAAATTCGGCGCGGGACGTTCGACTATGCCACGGCGTTCCCCGGCTCGAAGCACGCACAGTGCGCATGTGGCGCGACGTTTAACGAGTACGCCGAGAAGTGGCTTGCCCTCCACCAAGTGGAGCACTCGACGAGGAGCGTTTACGAGAGCTACCTGAGGGTCTGGAGCACGGCGTTTGGGAACAGGCCGATCAACACCATCACGGTGGAAGATATTAAGCGTGTCGTGGCCGAGCGTGTAGAGAGTGGGGTCAGCGCCAAGGGCATTAACAACAACCTGGACCCTCTGCGTGGTGTGCTGGCGTTCGCTGTGGAGAGCGGCGCGCTGTCGTCCAATCCTGCAGAGTCGGTCAAGAGATTGAAGGTGCAGAAAGCCGAGCCGGACCCGTTCACCAAGGACGAGATGGAGTCCATACTCGCATGGATGGGGCGGCACGCACCCAGTGAAGTATGCGCGTGGTACACGGTGGCGTTCACCACTGGGTTGCGCCCGAGCGAGCAATGCGCTTTGCGTCCCGAGGACATCGTTGGTGGCAAGCTTAAGATCGAGCGCGCGTTCGTGCGCGGCAAGATGAAGGGGACCAAGACGCGGCGCGTCAGATATGTCGACCTGTCGAGCCGGGCGGTGCAAGGGTTAAACGGTTTAACCTGGGGCTCGCTCCACACTGAGGTAAGCTTGTGGGCCATGCACCGGCAATACTGGGTGACGTGTCTTGTGGCGCTTGGTATTCGCCACCGGTCGCCGTATCATACAAGGCACACCTACGCGACGGTCGCGCTCATGAGCGGAGTCAACCCGGCCTACATCTCGCGCCAGCTGGGGCACTCCACGATGGCGCTGCTCTTGTCCACGTACTCGCGCTGGATCGATGACGCGGACGGCGGCGCTGAGCGGGCGAAGGTGGAGCGGGCATTCTGTCCACGAGTTGCCCACGACTAGGTGTAAGTTGTTGAATTTGTTGTGTGATGGTGGCGTACTGTAAAGCTCGGAGGGTATCGGGGCCTGTAAATCAAGCCCCGCGAGAGCAGGCTTTGCAGTGCTAGCTTACGGATTATCAATGACTTGGTTCGTGTGGGTTCGTGTGGGTTCGTTTATTCTTCCACGCGGACTGCCTACGGATTGCCCACGGAGAGGATCATGGACAAAACAACGAGAGTCACCATCCTGTGCATGGCGGTCGCGATTGTGCTGACCGAGGTTCACGTCATCCGGCTTCAGCGGCGCGTCGACGCGCTCTACGGTGTTCCGGTTCACGTCGACTTCAGTATCCCGGCAGGACCGACAAGCGACCCGTCTCTGCAGGTGCCTTTGACCGAGTCGAACAAGAAGTAGTAAGGTCGCCTCGTTGTTGTTAAGAGGAGCCCAACATGAAGAAGCCGTTGTACCGCGTCACAGGCATAAAGAGGAGAGACAGGATGGACGAACCGCTTTACCGCATTCAGCGTGAGGCAAGCGAGGACACGCACTGGCGCTGGTTCTGGATGCTGCTCGCGTTCTGGAAATGGAAACTTTGGGGCAGAGGGAGGATCAATGGGTAGGCTCATTGACTTGACAGGTCAGACTTTTGGGAAGGTGAACGGGAGGGAATACCGTGATCGTGCACACGCCTAGTCGCAAGATAGTACTTAAATTAAAAGACCCTGCGAGGATCACCACCGTGATCCCGTCTGCCAAGGCGTTCGAGTTCCGCGGCGAGACGTTGGTCGCGGTGCCGCACCGGCTCGACGAGGTGAAGGTGCTTCGCAACCTCGGGCATAGCGCACCATCCCCGGCGAAGTTCTTCTATGCCTTTCCCGGTCGCTTCAAACCATTCGAGGCGCAGCTGGAAACGGTCGACTTTCTCACCGTGAACCCGCGGGCGTTTGTGTTGAGCGAGATGGGTTGTGGGAAAACTTTGAGTTGCCTATGGGCTTGGGACTACCTCCGGTCGATAGGGAAGGCGAACAAGCTACTAGTCGTTGCGCCACTCTCAACGCTGTCCGCTGTGTGGGAGCAGGAAATTTTCCAAAGCTTCCCAAGCTTGGCAATAGCTGTACTCCACGGGAGCAAAGACCGCAGGCTTAAGCTTCTCAAAGACGACAGCTTCGATGTATACATTATCAATCATCACGGCATGGAGGTTGTGGAGAAAGAGCTTATTGCGAAGACCAGCATCGACACAGTCATCGTGGATGAACTCGCCACCTTCCGGAACGGCTCGACTGACCTGTGGAAATCACTCAGGAAAGTTTGCTTGGGCCGAGAGCGAGTGTGGGGGTTGACCGGCACGCCCACCCCGAACTCCCCGACAGATGCGTATGCTCAGGTTAAGCTGATAGCCCCCAGCAACGTGCCGCATTTCTTCGGGCAGTGGCGTGACATGGTTTGCATTAAGAAAGGCCCGTTCGCCTGGGAGCCGCGGAAGAACGCCACTCAGATCGTGGCTAACGTCATGCGTCCAGCGATACGGTTCACACGGGCTGACTGTGTCGACCTGCCTGAGACGATGTACACTGACCGAGACGTGGCGCTCACTAAAGAGCAGGCAGACGCCTACAAGCAAATGCTCTCCAGCCTGCGAGCAGACCTTGCTAACGGAACGCTTCAAGCTATTAACGAAGCGGTAAAGATTAGCAAGTTAATTCAGTGCTGCGTGGGAGCAGGTTATGACGTGAACGGGAACGGCATCCGGCTCGATGTCACCCCTCGCATCACAGAGCTTCTCGACATTATCGAGCAGTCAGAAGGCAAGGTGTTGACATTTGTTCCATTCACCGCAGCGCTGGAGCAGGTTGCAGAGAAGCTGAGTGCCCACCATGACGTTGCTGTGGTGCATGGTGGGACAAGTAAGTCTGCACGCGATACCATCTTTAGTGAATTTCAAAAGACTGCTGCCCCTAGAGTAATAGTGGCGAACGCGGGAACTCTCAGTCACGGTCTCACACTTACAGCCGCGTCGTCAGTAGTATGGTTCGGTCCACCGTCGTCATCAGAACAGTACACCCAGGCCAACGCTCGTGTAACAAGGCCGGGACAAAAGAAGAATACGCTAATTGTACACATGATCGGTAGTCCAGTTGAAAAGAAAATCTATACGCGATTGAAGAAGCGTCAAAGTTTACAGGGGCTTCTGCTAGATATCCTTGAGGAGAGGGAAAATGTATAGAGCTAAGCACAATACGTGGAACCACCAGTCAGGAGATGCTAACCAGTCTTGACATAAGCCGCTAACAACTGTATACTAGTATACATAATCGAGAAACCGGCCAGCTAACAAGGAGACACGCTATGGCTGAAGCACAAAACGCAGAACAACTCGTGGCAATCTATGTGAAGCTGCGGGATGGTAAAAAAGCAGAGGCGAAAGCGTTCAAGGAGCGCGTCGAGAAGATCGACCAAGCCATGAGCAAGCTCGAAGCCAAGCTGCTTGTGCAGTTGGATGCAGTCGGTGGCGAAGGTATCCGGACTAAGTCCGGCACCGCTTACAAGACGACGAAAACGTCGGCTACAGTTGCAGACTGGGATAGCCTGTTGAAGTTCATCATCGCGGATAACGCGTACCACATGCTCGAACACCGTGTCTCTAAAGAAGCGGTCGTCGAGTACAAGGAGGAGCACAAAGACGTTCCGCCGGGAGTTAGTTGGCGCGAGGAAATCACTGTCGGCGTTCGCCGGTCGTAAGATAATCCTAACAAAAACCGCTGGGGCGCGGAACGAGCCCTAACCCAAACTATGGAGACACACATGGGTGAGGTAGTTTTGTTTCAAGGGGATAACGGTAAACTCCCCGCACATATCCAGAACGCGTTCGGCACCCCTGCCGAGAACAGCGATCTCTCGTCCGGCATCGGCGGGAGCTTCCCGGTGATCAGCATCAAAGGCAAGGTGTTCCACGTCTGCCAGGGCGACGATCGCCAGCTTGTCGCCAACGACGAAGGCGATGCCAAGTCCTCGATCGACGTGGTGATCTACAAGGCGAACCCTGGCGTCTCGAAGGTGTATTATCCCGGTGGCTACGTCGAGGGCTCCGAGGATAAGCCAACGTGCTACTCCAACAATGGCATCGCCCCGGCGCTGGACGCGCAAGAGCCGCAGTGCACGAAGTGCGCAATCTGCCCACACAACGCGTGGGGTAGCCGTATCACGGAGAACGGGGCCAAGGGCAAAGCCTGCTCAGACAGCCGACGTTTAGCCGTAGCGCCCCTTGGGGACCTGGAGAACCCCATGCTGCTGCGCATCCCCGCGGCCACGCTGAAGGACCTGACGGGCTATGCTAACCTGCTCACGCGGCGCGGTGTGCCTTACAAGGCCGTCGTCACCAAGATCGGGTTCGACCACAGCGTGGCGCATCCCAAGCTCACCTTCAAGCCGACGCGCTTCCTGTCGGACGTTGAGGCCGAGATCGTGGTCGACGTGCTTGAGCGTCCGGTCATTGCGGAGATCGTCGGACTGGCACCTGAAGAAGGGCAGACTCTCGACATCGAGGGCACGCCACCGAAGGCGCTCATGAAGTCCGAGCCCGAGAAGAAGACCACGCCACCCAAGACGCAGGCGAAGCATCTCGCCACCGTGGAGGATGCCGAGCAACTTCTCGAGGACCCCAAGCCCGCAACCGAGCCAGAGCCGAAGCAGGAGGCTGCGCCACCGGCACAGATGAACGGCAGAACCAGGAAGCCTGCCGCCGCCAAGCCTGCCGCCGCCAAGCCTGCCGCGAAGGTAGTGGCTGACACCGACCAGTCGCTGGACGATATCCTCGCCAGTCTCGAAGACGACGACTAGGGTTAAATGATTTAACCCTGACAATGGGATACGACTGATGTTTGCCGACGCCAAAGCTGCAATGATGCAACCGTGCGACTTCGCTAGGCTGCTGGGCATCAGCCGTATCACCGCCTCGTTCTGGTTTAGTGGGCGCAACCGCCCCCACCATCTTTTAACTGCGCGCGTCCAGAGGTTGCTTGACGCAGTTCGCGCCTGCATGGATACTGGCGCATTCCCCGTCCCCCGTGATGTTAGTCGGAGAGAACGTGGTCTCTATATCCGCAAAGCCCTTGAGGGCGTCGGATGGAACGACAACCCGGATAGCTGACATCGACGACACAGGGTCCCGCCCTAGCTGTGTCGGTGCCCTGCCCCTCCCCAGGTGGACGCGATGGACACGCAGAGTTTCTTCGACTTAATTCTCCCCTCTACAGGTAAGCGTTGCGTAGCTCTACATACTAACGGAAAGTGGAAACATCACTGGCCTTCTGACAACAAGACGCTAACAACAATGGTAGCTATGTTGGATGGCGCGGGACGCGGTGAAGTCTATTTTGGCTGCGCGTCCTATGACAGGTCAGGTAGCCGCACGAAGACCGCCATTGTGGCGCTTAAAGTGTTCCGGCTCGACATTGACTGTGGCGACGGCAAGAAGTACGCCACTCAAGGCGAGGCTAAACAGGCGCTGAAAGCTTTTTGCTCGGCGCTGAAGTTGGACCTTCCGATGATCGTGAACTCAGGCAATGGCCTTCATTGCTATTTCATCATGATCGAGGACATGACGCTGACCGAGTGGGAGCCGACTGCTGATCTTCTGAAGGCAGCCACACAAAAGTTCGGACTCCATGCTGACCACCATGTGACAACCGACGCAGCGCGGGTGTTGCGTCCGATCGGCACCTACAACCGCAAGGACCCCGCCAACCCTAAAGAAGTAAAGCTGGACAGAGACGCAGACCCTATCTCGCACGCCGAGTTCCACATGCGGCTGCAGGATTACCTTGGCACCCCCAGCGGTGGCGGCATCGCTGGCGTCATGCCCGCGGCGCTGGCTGGGCTGGACGACACGTCCCTTAGTGGCCCAGTACGCGTTGACCTGCCCTCGGATGCTAACATCATCGCTAACAAGTGCGCAGCCATAGGCGAGATGCGGGACAAGCTCGGAGACATAGACCAGCCGCACTGGTACCACTCCCTCCAGGTGCTGTGCCGTACCGTGCAGGGCGACGAGGTATGCCACGAGTGGAGCAAGGGCCACCCCAACTACAGCGCTGCTGAGACGCAAAAGAAGATCGAGCAAGTCCGCAACTTTAGAGCGACGACTTGCGAGAAGTTCAACGACGTATGTGATGCCTGTAAAGGTTGTCCGATAAGGGGGACCATCGTGTCCCCTATCACGTTGGGCGAGAACCGCACTCCGCAAGCGACAGCGCCAGCACCAGCACCAACCACACCACAGCCTACTAACGCACCAGCGCCAGCCCCGATCGTATACCCATACCCCTATGGCTGGGGACCGATCATAGGCTCTAACGGCAGAAGTGTCCTGTGGAACACCAAGCGCGTCGAGCAGCCCAAGGATGACGGCACCACGGGTTACGTCGACGAGAAGTACGAAATCCTGGACCACAACCTATATGCAGATGCGCGCGTCATCACCAACGGCACCTACTCGATGAACGTGGTGTCTATGCCTAACAAAGGCGAGCCGGAGAATATCCAGATAGAGTGCAGCCTGTTGAACGACGGCGGACCTGAACTATTCAAACAGCTGGGAGCTAAAGAGGTGTTACTTCAACGGAACCAGAAAACTGAGCTACACAGATACTTGGTCGCGTGGGCGAGGCAGCTGAGGGAAACCCACGACAAGATGCCCGGCGTCATGCAGTTCGGCTGGCACGGGGACGGCTTCGCCATCGGCCACGACTATCTTAAGCCCAACGAACGCTTGAACGCTGCGCTGCGAGCGCCCGCCACAAGTCTCGCTGATCACCTAACCACGAAGGGCGATCTCGTCACGTGGGTTGACGCCGTCGACCAAGCGTATAACAAGCCCGGCGACGAGGCGTTCCAGTTCTGTGTGATGTCAGCCTTCTCGTCTCCCCTGTGGTCGATGTTCGGCGAGGGCAGCGGCATCGTGTCATACGCCTACTCGCAGGACTCGGGGAAGGGCAAGACGACAGCGTACAAGGTTGCCTTGTCGGCCTGGGGCTTCTACGACAAGCTCATGCGCGTGCACAAAGTCACCACCGAGAACGCGTTGTATCAGTTCATAGGCGCGATGCAGAACCTGCCTGTGGTGCTGGACGAGTTTACCAACGCCACCGACGAAGAAGCCAGCCGCATCGCGTACACCGTGTCCTCGGGCGCGGGTAAGCTGCGCATGACGAGTGACGCCCAGATGCGGGAAACTCTGGGCTGGAGCACGATCGTCTCGCTGACCGGCAACCGACCGATCACAGAGATGCTGGCGCGCCACAGAGCCAACGCTGAGGCTGAGCAGCTGCGCGTCTGGGAGTTCACAATCGACTCACAATCGAGCGTCGACCCTAACGACGCGCTTGGTGTGTTCCCCACCTTCACCGATCACTACGGCCACGCCGGGCGCGCCTATGCTGAGTATCTTGTGTCGAACCGGGACGCCGTGAAAGCTCAGCTGATGGCCAACCGGGTGAAGCTCAACACCGCGCTGAAGCTCTCAGGCAAGGAGCGCTACTGGTCTATGCTGATCGCCTGCACCGTGACCGCGCTTGAAATCTGCCGTAAGCTTAACTTGCTACGGTTTGACGTGAAGGAGATGCTGAAGTGGCTCAAGGGCCAGCTCGCCAACAATCGCGGCCAAGTCACCGCCAACACCCAAGACCCGCTTACGCAGTTCCAGCAGATGCTCACCGACATGAGCGGGCACATCCTCAACACGCAGGAAGTCATAGGTGGACAAAGTCTAGCGCATATCGTGAGCACTCCTCGCGCGCCGATCGCTGGCCGTTACATCAGCAATATATCAGGCACCAGGGAAACGCTGTACGTTTCACGAGAAGCGATCAGGCTGTGGTGCGGGAAGCACGGCACCTCCTACACCGACATGTACCGTGAACTGCTGAACCACAAGCTCATAAAGAAGCAAGGCACCAAGGACTCGCGTAAGACGCTTGGTTCCGGCACAGGCATCTCCACCGGGGCAGTGCCCTGCTGGGATGTAAACATGGCTACCATGCGCGCCATGTATCCAGACTTGGCGGTGGGCCACACGGGCGGGGCCAAGGTATTAACCGTGCACACTGGAGGCAAGCAAGCTGCGACACCTTGATACAACTGCGGCGAAAGTTTAGCTTAACCGTGGCGCGAAACAGGTATATCAAACTGTTAGCGCTGGGGAGGCAGGCGTGAGAATAACTAACAGATGGGTGGGGCCACATGCAAGAGGCGCAAGAGCTTGAAGATGAGATTGAAGAACTGCTGGGTGAGTTCTTCGAAGACGACGGTACACCGGACCCGGTACAGCTGGCGATCGACAGCGGCTGTCCCTTGATTTACGGCCCGCGCCGTGCTATTTCTCGACACGACATAGCAGTCTCTGCATTGTCTCCACCAGCGTGATGGCGGGTTGCGCTGCTCCTCGGCCTCGGATACTATCCGGGGCCTTTTTTTATGAAGGATATTAACTGATGGCTGAATGTTCAGAATGCGGCAAGTCTTTCACACCTCGCGATCCGCGCATAGTGACGTGCTCAAAAGAGTGCAGCAAGGTGAGGGCGAAGAAGACTCAGAAGGCGCGCAACGATCGCTACTACGCGACCAACAAAGAGAAGGTCTGCGAGAACGTTAATCGCTACCGTGAGGCGAACAAGGAGAAGATCGTCGAGTCCAAGAAGCGCTACACCGAACTCAACAGAGATGGTGCCAGGGCGCGCAGCAGTCGCTGGTGGAAAGCTAATAAAGCACAACACAAGGAAACCTGCGAACGCTGGAGACAAAACAATCCTGACATGGCTGCCGCCATAAAGCATAGACGACGTGCACACGCAGCTGGAGCAGAGGGCTCGTATACACCAACCGACATTGCTGAGATACGGTTAAGGCAGGGAGGCGTCTGCGCCACGCCCGGCTGCGGCTGCAGAAAGCTGACAGTCGATCACATTATACCCTTGTCCAAGGGTGGATCGAACTGGCCGGGCAACATTCAATTGCTCTGCAGACCATGCAACGCTGCCAAGTGTGACCGCGACAACGACGAGTTCATGGCGGCGCGTGCCGCCGCCTAGTCTTCCTCCGCCTCTTCCCTGGCCTGACGCAGACCAGGGGACCTCGGTTTGTACTGGACCCCGGACACGGTACTTCTTTCTCTCAGTCTCTGGTTCTGCGCCGCGTTGGCCAGCGTGCTCATCGGGGACCGCGGCAGCCCCTCAGCGAACTTGGCGTCCTGAAGTTTCATGAACCGCTCGCGCGCATCCGACATAGCCGCGCTGTCGCTGACGCGCCGAGCGTTGGTGAACTCCAGCACAATGCGCTTCGTGCGGTCCTTAAAAAACTGCTCCTTCGTGTTCTCTACACCCGAGCCGCGCAGGCGCTCCGCTTCGGCGGCGGTCGGTATTCCCAGAGCCGTGGCGAACGAATGGCCGAAGCTGATGTCCTCCGGCTTCATGAGCTGGTCGGCGCGCCGGTTAGTCACACCTTGCTCGCTTTCGCGTAGAGCCTTCGACACGTTGGCCGCGCCCTTAGGCAGGAACTTCTCCAGTCCTTTCCAGTAATCCCACTGGTGCATGAGGTCGAGACCGTCTGCCCATTGCGGCACGATGCTGCCGAACGTCGGCCCGAGTAGCGAGAGCAGTGCGGACTTGGCGGTGTCGACGTACGACGTGCCCGGCTCGTCCTTCAGGAACGGGAACACCGAGGTCGCCGTGCCAAGGCCGACACGATCGCTGATGTCCACGCCGTGGGTGCCGAGCGTCGGCACGCCTTTTAGTAATATATTAGAGATAGCTTCGTCCCCAATCCATTTGCGCAGCTTATCCTCCATATCGAACGGCTCGTTGTCGTCAGTGAAGAACTTGTTGATCAACCACTTCGCAGTAGCCATGCCGGGGAGCGCCATCGCGCCACCGAGGATAGCAGCATGAGCCACAGTGAACGCCAACGCCTTACGGGCCGCGGCTTTCTCCATGGGATCAGCGCCTTGCAGAGACCCAGACGCCAGCTTCGCAAGCAACGACGCCTGCATGATGCTGAACTTCCGGAACTGGGTTACTACGCCCATGACGCCACCGCGCATAAACCGAGGCGCATTGAAACTGCTGTAATCCCCGTGCGTGTCGTAGATCACCTTGTGGGCGTAGTCGACAGCGCCCGCGTGCGCTGCGTCAGCGGCCTTACCCTCTGCTAGTAACTTCGTGCGCTCCAGCTTGTAGGCGGCGATGCCGGTCGAGACACGGTTCACCGCTTCGAGCTTGCTTGTCAGGTCGCTGAAGAACTTGACCACCTTAGAGGCGTTACCGATCAGACCGCTGTTGTCCAGCGCGCTCGTTGAGCCAAGCTCCATGTGCTGGCCCACATTGATGATGCCGCGATCAGATAGCTCGTTGATGGCGTTGCGCACGTTGGCGTCGGCGATCTTGCTCGTGTCCAGCTGCCCATGCCCGGCACCGCTCCACAGCTTCGCTGTATCCTTGTAGGCTTTGCCCATGGCGTTGACCGCCGTGGTGTAGCCGTGCCTGCCTGCCATGAACGGCGTGGAGAGCAGCGCGGGCTGCATGACTTGTTCCAGATAGAACGCTGGAGAACTGATGATCATGTACGCGCCAGTGAAGCCCTTTACCTTGTTCGCGAACGGTGCCGGATCGTAGATCATGCCGCCCGCGTGGCGTCGCATGAGTTCGTTGAAGATCGTCATCGCGTTGCTGTCGGGACTACCCTTAGCCTCGTCCCGCATCTTCGAGATCGTATCAAGGATGGTGTCGTTATGTTTCATGGACGCCACGAAGTGCGCGGCAGCGCGCCCCTGTGTGATGAACGCCTTCATTTGATCCATGTCGCCACCGCCAACGCCGATGCGGCGAAGCTCGGACTTGCGAGACGATGCCTGACGCAACGACCGGATGTAAAGGTCCGCCGCCAGCTTGTTGATGCCGTGCAACACCTTCGGGTCCATCTCGCCCTCGGGGACTTGGTCCTTGATGAAGTTGCGCAGCTGCTGGAACGCCAGCATCATGTTGCGAGCGCCGACGAGGTGATCGGTGGACTGGTCGGTCTCCCTCGCGTCAAGCACGTTGTCGAACTGCGGCATCTTGCGCAGTTCACGAACCACCGCCTGGGCAGCAGCCTTCGTGTCGTATTGGCGCATAAAATAATGATCCTCCTGCGCCTTCAGAGCCGTCACGCGTTTAGTGTCGCCAGCGGCTTCGGCGTCCTTCAACTCCTTGCTCTTGGCGAATGCCACGAACGCGCCATAGCGCCGCTGCGGGTTGTAGGGTTCGGCCTCCTGGATGTCGAACAGCTTCTGGAACTCGCCCGCCGCCATATCCCGGTCGGCGCGCAGAGCGTCTATTAACGCCTTGGGCTTGCCGTCAGCCTCAGCCTTCTTGATCACTGCGTCGTAGACGCCAGCTGTGCCCGCGCTCGCCGCTTCCTTCTGCAGCTGCAGCATCTCATGGTTCTTGCGGAACACCTCTTTCACCACGTCCTGCGCCTCCTTGGGAAGCGCGTTGAACTTCGCCGCCATCGCCGGGTCGACCGCCACCGAGAGCGGGTTGGTGGTGCGTTTGGTCAGGAACTCTGGCTCGAACCCCCACTTCTTCTCGTTGTTCATTGCTTGGATGACGCCGTTGACCGTGCCGTCTCCAACCTTCTGAAGCTCCGGCTTCAGCGCCTGGAAGCTGTCGAGAGTCTTCTGGTAGTCCGCCTCGTGGCCGCGGTACTCCTGCGCCTTAGCCGTCATGTCTTTGACGTACTTAATAGCCGAAGGCACTATCTGCTTGGCGCGTGCGGCTAGGTCTTCTGTGAACGCAACCCGCGAGATGGCGCGGTCCTTGAAGTCGCTGAGCGTGTCAAGGATGCCGTGCGCGACAGGCTTCAAGCTCTCAGGAAGTTTGTCGATCGCGGCGGAGCGTGCCTTAATATCTTGAGAGGAGAACGAACCTGTGACGCGATCGCGGGTGCCCATCTCTCCACTCTCGATCGAGCGGAAGATGTCCTCGGGGTTGCGCGCGCCGAACGCCTGCCGGATGGCGTCGAAGAAGCTCTTGAGCTTGTTAAAGAGGCCGGTGGCCTGGAACACGCTACGGTCGCCACCTGCCCACTTGGCGTAGCCTTCCGCGAAAAGCTCCTCGTTGCGCTCGGCAGGAGACAGGTTCTTGTAGACATCATCGATATGGTCGGCGAGAGCCGTGTTGCGCCGCAGCGCGTTGACCACCGGGTCGAACTCTGGGTCCTTAAGCACGCCGATCTCGCGCAGGTGGTGAACCACCTCGTGGTTGAGCGCTTGGTACATGTCTCGCGCGCCGTTCATCGCCACGGTGATCATGCGCCTGGTCGCCGAGTAGACGGCGTTAGCCGGACCTTCCTTCGTCTGCAGCAGATTGTGACTTATGACCACGCCAGCGTCGTGGAGCCCCAGCTGGTCGAGACGCTTCCGGAGCCGGTCAGCCGCCATCCCCATCTCATACCACGTGAACTCGGGCCGCTCGGTGGTGTCTGTCGAAGCTTGGCGCTTGATGCGCGTGCCGCTGGCGTCAGCCATCGCACCTTGCGAGTTACGGTCAACCGCGGCGTTGAGCATGTCTTGCAATTTCTCAGGCGAGACGTTGCCCTGCTCTGCTAACACAGACAGCTGCTGATACTCGCGCGGCTTCAGGAGTCCGCTCTCTCCGTCCCTGGCCAGATAGCTCTGGGCATCCTGGAGGACGGAGTCGTAGGTTACTTGCCCTTGGGCTTGGCCTTCCCTGCCTTCTTGAGCGCGATCGCCACCGACTGCTTCTGCGGTCTGCCGCTCTTCTCCAACTCCGCTATGTTCTCCCCGATCACCTTGCGGCTCTTGCCTTGCTTCAGTGGCATTGGCTCTCTCCTGTCTGCGCTCCGCTACGGCGCGCTTAATCTGATCGCCCCTGGTCTCAACCTTGGGCGGGCTCTGGTCGACGGACTTCTTCACGCGGCCAGTCGGCGTGAACATCTCACCCTGCTTGTTGCTCGGGGTGTAGCTCAGACCTTCCTGAGGCGCGGGCTCTGGCGCGGGCTCGTGGATATCCTCGGGCCGCTGACGTTGCAACTTAAAGTTCGCCGGCGAATTGGGATCACGATCTACGGTATTGTCGACAGCCTTGCGCACGCGCGCGGTGCCGCCCTTGCCGGACTGGGTGCCGGGCGTAAACATCTCCTGCTGCCGTGTGTCGGGCGGTGGCGCTGGCTCGGGCGGTGGCGCGTTCCTGGCTTCCCTGGCTTCACGGCGCGCACGCGCTGCCTCGATGGCTTGGTTGCCTTCCTCGCTCTGGAGTTCCAGCCGGAAGCCCTCGGGTCCGTAGGTTCCACGGGTTGTGTTAGTAGCGCGGGGTGCGTTGCCGCCTTCGCCGGGCGCGCCACCCTCCTGCGCGGTGTGCTCGAAGATAGGTTCGTTGCCTGCGCCGGGGATCATGTCGGGCTTGCTGAATGCCTCGATCGCGTCCTGACGCTGCTGCTGGAGTTCCTGTATCCGGTCGACGGCTTCCTGCTCGTGCGGGCGCAGCTCGGGGTCCAGGCCGTTGCGCTTCAACGTGTCAGCGATGCGCTCCGCGTGGTTCCTCTCGATCGGGTCAGCGAGCGCCTTCTGTACGATCGCGTGCCGGTGGGCATCGGAGACCGTCTGCGCGGCCTGCGCCATCTGGGCCTCGCGCTGTTGTTGCGCGTGTGCGGCCTGACTGGCTTGCGTGTCCGCGGCGTTCTTCGCCTGCATCTGCGCAACGGCGTCGTCGGCACTCGCCGATGGCTGTGTAACCTGTGCGCCGGTCACGTCACCACGTTGCTTGGCCTCCTGCGCGTAGGCGTCGGTCATCCTGGCGCTGAAGTCTTTCACGATGTTGCGCCCGGCAGTCAGGACAGCCAACCGTTCCTTGACCGTCTTGCCTGAGACGTTAGCGTTCTCAAGCCCTTCGTGCACGGCGTCGAGCAGCCTGTTAGCACCTATCGGGTTGTCGTTCTTCAAGTGCGCAGCGATGCCGTTGGCGAGCTTGATAGTGAAGGCGTCGGCCTTCTGCGTGAACCCTTTAGCTGTCTCGGTCGGAGTTTTACCTGTGGGGGTACGCGAACCCTTATAGTCGGACGCGAGGCGCAACCGGGTCAGAATTTCTCGCATGCCGAAGTCGGAGCGCACACTCACGGTAGGCTTAAGCCCGAACAAGCTCGGTTGGCCAGCACCTGTTAGTGGCGTGGGCTGCGATCCTCCACTGAGGGGTGGAGCCGGGGCTTGCTGCTGGTCCGGATTAACCCTGAACAAATCACCCTGTGTTCCCTCGGGCGACTGCGCGAGCGCTTCGCTGCGAAGGTCCGGCGTGCGACCAATGTTCCCTTGCGCGTCACCATAGAGTGGTGGACGGAACTTGTCGGGGCTCGGCAGCTGCAGTTGAGGTGGCGGCGTGGGACGCGGTGGCGGCGTCTGGGGCAACTCACGCTGCTGGTCCGCCATGTTGGCGGCGGCGCGCTGCTGACCACGAGCCAAGTCCTGCATCGCCGGGTGCGCAAGCGCCGCGTCAACCTGCCCAAGCGCGCCCTGAAACTTGTAATAGTCCGATATGTTATTGGCGTCCGCGGCGTCCGCCATCGCGCGACTTAGCCGTGAGCGCTCAGCCTGCAAGCCTGCCAAGTCTTCGACGCTGGGAACCGCGGGGCGCGCGGGCGCTTGAGGTCCGATCGGCTGATTGTCCTCGGGCGTATTGCCGAATAAGTCCCTATCGAGACTACGGTTAACACTAGTGTCGGCGTCCGGCGCTGCCTCGGACTCCGGGGTAGGCTGAAGCAAGTCACGCTTCCCAAGCTTACCCGCCAACGCGTGCCCCGTGAGACCGAATGCACCGCCAACGGCGAGGCCGGACACGGCTTGATTAGCATAGTCCCACATAGCGTCGGCGTCGGTAAGGCTGTCGCCACTGGCCGCGCGTGACGCTGCAGCTATGGCAGGGTTCATCAGCGCCTGCTCTCCAGCGCTCTTAGCTGTCGCCGTGAGGAGGTTGGCCGCCTCGCCACGTACCATGGAGCCGCCGACGCCACCGACTGAACCGAGTACGCCAGCGAACGCGCCAGCGCCGAGAGCAGCCGGGATGTTATCGTTGCCTGTCTCGCGCTGCCGCTGGCGGACATCGCCATAGGTCTGCGCGCCCATCGTGCCGCCCATCAGAGCAGCGCCCGCGGCAGGGTTGACTGCACCAGCGGCAAGACCACCGGCCACCATTGGAAGCGTCTCAGCGCCTCTCTCCACCCCGTACATAAGCGCAGAGCCGACACCGTGGATGTCGGACACGCTCGGGTAGGCTGCCGGGTTATTCTCGACTCGCTCCCTGCCCCACTTCCTCACAGCCTCGCCGGTCTCGGGCGCAACGTCTTCCAACGCAGAGCCGACGCCCTCGGCCATCTGGCCCGCGCCGCGCTTAATGCTGCCCCAAGTGTGGTACTCGGCAGGCTCTTTCGGAAGCTCGATACCCGCGATCTTGAACGCGTCGTCTACCGACGTGCCGTCCGCAAACTTGCTGAGCCCGATACCAGGTAAATTATAATACACCGACATCAGGCAGCCTCCGACATGAAGAGGTCGTTATCGCGTGTGCCCTTAACAGAATTGCATGAGCTGCAGAGCAGTTGGAGATTGCTCGGCCAGTTCGAGCCACCCTTCGTCAATGCCAAGATATGATCAACCGTTAAATTATCACGGCAGCCGCAGCCCGGCTTGGCGCACACTCCGCCCTGCTTTAGACGGATCGCCGCGATGTCCGCTACTGTGTAATGGCCTTCAGCTCCTTTCCTACGAGCACGGCGATTGGCGCATCTAGCTCTCACCTTGTCGGGATCAGCGGCGCGCCGACGCCTCTCGGACTCCCTAGCTTTCTCCCGATTAAGCGCGTTCGACTTCTTACGTATCGCCTTGGCTCGATCGGGGCGCGCCTTCGCCCATGCCTCTCGCTGCGCCTTACACTCTTCTGGGTGTTCTTTGTACCAGCGGTGAGTTTTCTCCGGGTTATCCTTACGCCACTGCTCTGAGCACGCAACACAAGCTCCGCTGCTTGTATCTCTCTTTGCCACATGCCCATGCTTGCAGGACACACCAGTGAAGTAGCGCGTCGAGCCAAGAACCTTCGCCTCTTTCCGTGTGCTGGGCAAGCCGTCCATGTCGTCACCTACTGTGTGGGCAGCGCCGTTCGTTGCCCGGCTTTCCTGGCATAATCAAAGACAGCATCGTGCATAAGCTCTGCAGCGCCACCTTGCTGCTCTATGAAGTTTTTCAAGGTGAGAACATCCCTATAGTCCGGACCCTCTCCCGCCTTCAAAGCAGCGAGAACGCGATCGTGAGGAGCCTTGATGCTTGGGTTCTCCGCCGCGGCCTTGGCTGCCTTCTTCGCCGCCTTAGCAGCTTCCTCTTGCGCCATTGCCTGCTGGCTGGCCTGCTGCCGCCCGCGTATATCCTGGAGCGTCCTCACAAGACCTCCTGCTGTGTTGTCACGTGGCGCGATATCCGGAGCCTCATAGGTGGGCGCGCCAAGAGCGTCGTGGAATATCGGGCCTGATGGACGTGGTGCTACTATCGGGCTACCAAGCTCGTCAGTCGGCCCGCTCCAACGAGGTGGGCGCGTCGGGCCTGGGAGCGCGCCTGCTTGCGGAGCCGAGGGCCTAGCAGAAGAGACGTATGGATTTGGAACCGTAGGGGCCGCAATAGCCGCGCCGCCATTCTGGTGCGGCTCGAAATCGGTCACGCGGCCTTGGGTCAATCCGTGTCTAGCTAATACCTGACCTTCATACTCAGCTTTTGCCTGCGGTGTCTTCGGTAGCCCCCAAGCCTTATAGTAATCGGCGATCTCTTTGTTAGCATCCTCCAGCCGCTTCTCGTACATCTGCTGCTGCCGGATGTTCATTGCAGAGCCGCTGCCGTCCGGAGATGGCGCACCGTACTGCGTGGAGGCCCACTGGTGAGACCGCGCCTCAGCCCCTAACGCCTCTATCCTGGCGCGATCCACCTGCCGCGAAAGCTCGTCGGTCGCCAGCTTGGAGTCATCGAGCACACGCTGCCGCATGGCGTCCGGAGACGCGTAGGACTGCGCCTTTCGGAAGATGCCATCGATGTCGGGCTTCCCGTCCTTGGTCGGCGGGAACATCTCATGTCCAGTGATCACTGGCCCTGTGGCAGTATTAACCGAGTACGCCGCGCCGATCGAGCCGTCTTTGTTGAGTTGGAAGGTCGGCGTGACCATGTCGGGGTGGTTCTTGCTGTACGCCTCCGTTAGCATCTGAAGCCCGCGCTGCGGGTCAACCTGCGCCACCTGCGCTGCCGTAGTGACGGCTTGCAAGTATTGCTTGGATGTCAAGTCGATGTTATCGCTGGCGATCTTTATCGCGGACTCTTTCAGCTTAGCCCCGGCCACCGGGTCAAACCTCATGAGGACATCCGCACGATGGTTCACGATGTCTGCGGGGTTGCGAGCCTGGACCTTGCTCGCGTCGGCCCACCCAACATTACCGTTGGCGTCCACTGCCTTAACATACTGAGTTGCGGGAGCTGCAGGGGTAGCAGCTGGTGGGGCAGCTGGCGCATTTATGTTGTTTGGCAGTGCGCCAGTTGGAGCGCCAGTGGGCGTGATGAACTTGGGTCCGCCATCGGACGACGTTGGAACTGGCGCGGGCGCTGCGTCGGTCGCTGTGTTGGTGGGAAGCGCAGCCGTCTGCACCGGAGCCGACAAACCAAGCCCTCTGGCTTGCGCGTTCTGCCAACCCTGATCTGATAGCGGGAACTCGCCGCCAGCTTCCTGGCGCGCCATAGCTTTGGCGAGCACAAGCCCCTTCGGACTCGCAAGTATGTCGTGCGTTAGTACAGTATCAGGCGATAGACCTGTGGCCCTGGATACCAGCCCGGTGTACTCGGCAGAGCTATTACCCCCGCTCCACTTCCTGATCGCGGCCGACAGCGGCATCCCTGTGTAGCTGTGGTCGAGCAACGCGAAGTGCGCAGCCGCGCCAGACTCGCCGTCTGGGAAGATGGCGATCTTGTTGCCTTGCCCGTCGTTCAAATTCTGGGAGCCCGTTGCCCCGAACCGAGTCGCGGTAGGGTTCGGCCACATTGCGCCAGGGTTGTTGTAGCGCACAGATGCGGAGCCCGAGCGCGCGGGTGCCCCGGCTTGATACGTTGGAGGCGCGCCAGTAGCCGAGGGGTCCGTTGGCGACAAGCTAACGCCAGATGGAGCCGTGAACGTTGGAACGTTCAACTCGTCCATCAGCTGATTGTGGCGCATGTTGTCAGTGCGCTGCCAGCCAAACTGTTCTTGTGCGCGCGCGTCCTGCGCCTGCTTGAGCTTGAGTTCCTGGTCCTCGCGATCAGACTGCAGCTGCTGCAGCCGCAACTTCTCGCCAGTCTCAAGACCTTCCGCGAGTCCGCCCGCCATGTTGGAGGCGATGACGCCCCATCCAGCTGCCATTGTGGTCTCCTATACCAGCGCCATCAGGCCGAGCTTGCTCATCATGCTGCCGAAGACCGAGTTCGATCCAGCCGACCCCAGAGTTCCGAACAGCCTGCCGAGACCAGTCCCGAGGCTCGTCGACGCGTCGGCTGATATGTTGGCCGCGCCGAGCTTCGCCCACACGTCGGTGTTGTTGTTAAGCGCGCTGAGGTTCAAGCCGTAGCCCTGCATCGGGACCGCCGCGCTTTGGTTAGCACCTGAGAGCGCCGCGTTAGCAACTCCGAATGCGCCGGTGGCCGCGTTCTGGGCCGTAGAGCCGAAGCCCTGGATCATGCCTTGACCGCCACTCGCGAAGTTAGCGGCGTCACCCTGGAGCTGGATGCCCATGTTGCGCGCGGTGTTGCGCGCCCGGTTCATCGCGCCCGCCTCGATTGCCGCACTCTGGGTCGCAGCCTGCTGCCGTTCAGCAACAGCCGCTGGAGAGTTCGCGCTAATGCCGAGAGCTGCGTTCCGACGCGCCAAGTCGCCCTGCTGTGCTGTGACAGCTGCGCCCACGTCGCCCTTGGCCAGCGCCGCCTGCCGCTCAAACTCCTGCGGGGCGCTGTATTTTTGCACGGTCTGGTAGAAGGCGTCTTGCGCGGGCCTGCCGTACTTGTCGTACTGCGCCTCGGCGCTCTTCATCTCCTTGGCCTGGATACCGTAGATCGTATTGAGATCGCCCTGCGTCTCGAGAGATGCCTTACTTTGTTGCGCCAACATAGGTGCGATTATATTGTTGTAGTAATTCTCAGAGAAGTTCTCTGCTTTCTGCCCCGTCGCTGCGGCTGCGTTCATAGCGGACGCTATCTGTGGGTCATACTCACTTTTCACACCCTTTCCGCCCCCGCAGACTTCTTTGCCTAGTCTTTTCATTGTCTGAACCCCGGTGTGGAAAATTCTCCGAATGCTTTATCTGCGGCGATCTGATACTTGAAGCTGGCGGCTGCTGGACAATCGAAATATCCCAGATGCTTTCGTCTCTTATCTTCCCCGATGTGAGAGGCGTATTTGCCTACACCGCGGTGGTACGAGACACCTTTCGGCAAGCCGCTGAGCTTGTGCTCACTCACTACCTTGTTAGCGTTCTGCTGCCCTTTCGTTGCCGCACGAAGGTTACCCGGCCTATTGTTAAGCGGCTTACGGTCTTCGTGATCGATGGTCTCCCCATCGCACAAGGGTGGACGCCCTAACAGAACCCATGCAATCTGATGGGCATACGCAACAATCTCCTGCCCTTCAGCGCCGACTACCCGGAACCCCGGATATCCTTTGCTCAACAAACTGCCCGTAAAACCATCACTTCGTCTGCTAACAACTCCAGCTTCAGTGTCGTAGTCAAAGTTTGCGAGGCACCACCAGTAGCCCATCACCGGGTACGTGTAATCAAATCTGATGTTAGCCACGTCGAAGCTCCGTTAGCCATCGACACTCGTGCCGGTGCATCGCATATATAAAGGCATCTTGGCCACGGTGTCCAGCACCTGTTAGCACCGCCTCTTTCCGAAATCCTAGTTTTTCATCGAAGTGAATAGCTAACTCGTTGTCGGACTCAACGAGTCCTGTTAGGCGGTTTAACCCTAGCTCGTCGAAAGCGAACCGGAAAGTCTTGTAGATATAGTCACGCGTGAGCCAACGCCTCCTGGTGTCCGCCGCCACATGGATAAAGGCGTTCACACCATTGGAGTCCTGCAGCACCACAGCCGCAACAATTTCGTCGTCTATACAATTCACAATCGAAAAAGTGCACGGGCTCCAGTAAACAGGAACATACCTGTTAAGAAAGGCAAAGCCCTGGTCATCGGCGCGTGTGACAAAGTACCGAGACATCACGTCCCCGCCGCCATCGCGAGCGCGATTATGATGACGAGGATTATCGCCAGAAGAAGCCCCATCTGTTAGCCTCCAGAAAAGAGCCACGCAATCAAGAGCACGATAATCAGAATTATAATCGGCATCTGTCTCCCCCTACACAAAGAACATCATGATAAGAAGAAAAAGGAATACAAGAAAAATCCAGCCCATCACTGCTTATCCTCAGGCTGAGCTTTCTCCTCTACATGCGCCGCAGTATGCGGCTTCAAGAAAGAAGATACATACCACATTACTTGCGTCACCCTAAACAAAACAGCTATGTTGAGCACGCACAGGAATATCATCAAGTATATAATAACGTTAGCATGTTCTGTGGTCATGGCGTGTCTTTCTCTACGTTAACAATAACGCCCTGAGATTTCCGAGCCACGAGTTCAGCTTTGACTATAGGGTTCCCCATGATCTGATCGAGCTGCGTCGATATTTTAGTCAGCATCAACGCCATGTCGTGGATGCGATTATCGGTGTCCCGGTTCTGCTCGTGAAGCCGCTCCACGTCGATGCGTATGCGCTCCACGTCACGATCCACCCCTTGGATTTGCTGCTTCGTCACACCAAACAAATATGCGAACGCCGCGATATTGGCGAGAACAGTCAGCACTATCGGTCCACCGACACTCCAGTTTATCTCCACGGTAGTACTCTCTATGAAAGCCTATCAATTATCTGGTTCACAGCCGTGATCACTTGCGCCAGCGTGGCCGAACTCTGCAGCGGCGTTAGCTTATCGCCACGCACACCTGTTAGCAACTCCAAATTCTCCTTTACCACTGTCAGCATAGGGCGAAGGTCTGGATACCCTGGAGGCGGAGAGGGAATAGCTGAGCGTTTCATGTCGCCACCATTTCCTGAACTGTAGTCGCGATCGACACCGACCGGATGCTGACGGTCCCGTTGATGGCCATCTCGATAGTTTTGCTCTTGAACGCCGGGATGCGGTGACACCCGAAGTCGGAGAACGACATCGTCACCTTCAGCTGCTCGTCGCCGTAGATCATGACTTGCGCCGTGAGCAGCGCAGCGAACGGCGGGATGTTGGCCATGATGCTGCCGTCGACGGTGTACACGTCGAGAGGCGTGGAGTTCAGAGCGCCCAGAAGATTACTGCTGAACAGCGCCGCGTTGGCTGCCTTCTCAGCTGCAGTTTGCGCGTTGTAAGCTGACGCCACCGCCTGCTGCGCGAAGTCGCCGTCGACCTTGATCACCGAGAACGTCGTCACCTGCGGCATGACAAACCGCTTGGACATCCACTTGTAATTCAGCGGGTTCAGTGGGTCGGCGTCGGCCTGGAAGATAGTGTTCGACGGGGGGTCCACATAGTAGAGGTTGCCATTCTGCGCGTCGACGTGCACCGCGTTGGCCGCGATGTCGACGGTCGACATGGCCGGGGTGTCGTCTATACTGAGCACGAACGGCGTGTAGCCGGACAGGCTTGGGTACAGTCCGAAATACTTGGTGTCGTACAACGTCGCGATGAGGTTCGCCGGAAGCAGCGCCTGCCACTCGTCGCGCCTGAACAGCGGCGTCGTCTGCACGCCAGAGCCACCGGGGCCGACTTGCATCATGCCGTTCGGACTGGCGTACCAGATGCCCGCACCTGTGGCGACGATCGACCGTTTCGTGAGGCACGGCTCAAGAGCCGGGATGCGCTGCACCGACATGGCACCAGGTATTCCCCCGTCGATGACGTAAGGATACCGGTCAGTCATCACAGCGAGAGACGAGCCGAACACGCCAAGGCCGACGATGGGGTTCGGCAGCGCGATGGCATAATTAAGTGGCCATGCGTGGGGGAAGTCCGGCTCAGAAAAGTAGACAGTGTTGCCGGTGAACCCAGCCAGCGCGCCGGACGGCAAGCTCACCAACCCCTTGAGTGTCGACGGTGGGGGCGTCCACGTGAGCGTCCCGAGCGCATTCCCGAGCGCCGTAGGCCCGAGACTGTCCGCGTAGGATGTCGTGGCTATGGGTATCGACGCCACGAACAGATACTCGTCCGTGGTCGCGCCGGTCACGCTGCGGTATATGTTAATCCCGGTGATGTTGTAGTTCGTCGTCGGCGGCGAGGCGAAGGTGTTAACTGTGACCGTGTCGCCCGTGTACGGCAGGGTGCCGGGTCCGTCGTACAGCTGGACGATGCTCGACGGCGGCGACGGCGCACTCTCCTCAGTGACTGCCCCAAACGTCGACGTGTAGGTGTAGACGTAGGTCCGGTTCTCCGGGTTGTCGTCGGCGTACATGGTGATGACGCCGGACTGCGTGCCCGCGGTGCAGTCGATCGACGTGGTGGCGTATAGGTCGATCCCAAGCTCGTATGTGTTCGTGGTCACATTGCGGGCGAAATACTGATTGCCTGATGTGAGATTGGTGGGGAGCGCGCCACCAGCTGAGATGTGGGGCTCGACAATCTGTCCAGCAACATACCCGTGTGCGGTCTGGGTGACGACGCCGGGGTTGGCTGAGGTGATCGTGACCGTGACGCCACCGCCGCGGGCGACTGTGCAATGCGGCGCGCTGACGGGCGCGGGAACGCCCATGTTGAGCCAGCTGCGCGGGAAAGGTCCGGTCCCCGTGTTGACCAGAGTCTCATTGCTCTTCTTGGGGACACCGTCCCCAGTGTAATAGAACCGATAGTCGGACACGTCGGCGATCGGCGACAGCGCCACGTCGACGCCAGCATTAGCCCACGCCAACCAATAAGGCGTCGGCGACGACGCATAATACTTGAAGATGGATTGGCAATTGGACGGCAGCGTAGCTGACTGCGCCACCGGTCCCTTCCAGTATCGAAGCTCGTGCGAATAGAGCTTGACGTTATCCGCCAGCTGCGCTTGGTTGTCCGCCAACATAGTTGGGGACGTGCGCGGGACGATCCCGTCGAACCCTACCAACGAGAGTTTAGGCACCGTCTCAGCCCTTCTTCTTAGCCTTCTTGTCCTCCCGCTTCTCACCAGCTGCGTATTGCTTCTTGGTGATCTTGCCGGATTTGAGAGCGCGAGCCTCAGCGTCCTCTTCACGCTTCGACTCCTTGCCTGTGAATAGCTTAACCATCAGCCTCTATAAACCTTGTCAGGTTGCTCGGTTTTACCGTTCGCTATGTCAGCGAACGGCGCTACGGCCTTGCCCGCTCCTTTGGGTGCAGGGGCAGGCTTCCCTTGCGGGCCACGATCCATGACGCCTCCGCCACAATCTGGCTCGCCGGTAGTCTTCTTGTCTATGAAAGGAACAGCCCCCATCGGCTCAGCGGCCCTTCTTCTTACCGCCGCCAATAAACCCGCCAGGGCTGTCAGGCTTGTCAACCTGTCCTGCCGCAGCTTTAGGGTTCATCGGAGCCGTGCTTGGCTTGCCTTGGCCTGGTCGATCGAGTGGAACCTTGCGGCCCATAGGCCCGCGATCGGAGACACCGCCCGCTTCATCCGGCCCCATCCTAAGTAGGCTACCACCGGGCTCATAAGCCGGGTGCGTCTTTGCTCGTTCCTGATCCATATCATTCTCTCGTGTTAACAGTGCTGTGCTGTGCTACGGGCCACAACCGCCCTTACATATAACGCTTAACATAGTTAGCAAGTGGCGTCTATCCTTCGATCAGACGCTGGGGTATATCCCCGAGGGCCAGCTGCCTTGTAATGGCGGCGCGGTCGGCGCGCGTGACCATTTCGTTCCGGAAGCTCTCAGTCGCGGCAGCGCCAGACTGCGCCATCTTGGCGATCTCGAAAAGACCAGTCAGAAGCCACGCGTCAGTGCAATCCCACGCGTCGACGGGCGCGCCTGTGGTCGGGTCCGTGCCCCGCACCTGCTTCCACAGCGGGCACTTGTGGCACACCCGTGACATCGGGACTTCTTTCGGTAGGCACCGATGGCAGTTCTTGTCGGCTGGGCCATGGGGGACTTGCGACATGTTAGCTCCTTAGTTCTTCGCACAGAGGATCACGTTAATATAATTGATGTCGATGGCTGTGGTGATCCACCCGTGACCGTGAGGTGTGTTCGAACCGCCAGAGCTAACACTGATGCCTGTGGTCGCGTTCCCTGTGTTCTCGTCTGGTGTCCCAACTTGCCCGGGAGCTATGAAGCTCCCGCCTGCCTGCCCCGCTGCGGCTTTCCCTATGGTGTGAGCGTGGCCTGGGTCAGTGACTGGGAAGCTGCAATTCGGCAACTCAGCCTGCGTAAGCGCGTGGGTGTTCACAGTGCCGTTGGCGACCGCCGCCGAGAACGCTTGCCCTGAGGTATGCGAGCCGCCACCGGCACCCGTTACGAGACGTAGAGCAGTGTCATTCAGCGATGAGGTCGTAATCTGCGTCCAGCCTGTCGGCGCAGCAGCTTGGTAAAAGACCGTCTTGGTGCCCGAGGGAAATTGGTAGATCGCCGCCAGTGCCGCCACCAATCCAGTGACTTGACTCTGTGCTATCGAAAATGACGAGTCGCCGTAATCCACCTTGGCCATAAGCCCTGCGGCTGTGACGCGGCATTCAAACTTGCTGCCGCTTGCGAACGCAATCGCGGTCGTGCCCTCTCGCCCACGGACAACGGTCAGCGTGTCTGACGAGCGCGCGGTGACTTTGACCAGCTCGATGTTGCCAGAGCCGTCCACAAGGGTGCCGATAAAATAATTTGAGCCACTAAGCGCGGGAAATAAAGCCCCGGTGCCTACGGCAAGCGTGATCGATGTCGATCCTGATGTAATGCCACCTGCGATTGTAGTCGAGGCATTATTCGAGAATTGGCAAACTCCAGACATCAGTTCCTCCTATGCCGCGAGAGCAAGCTCTTGCGCCTGCTCCAGGATACGTTTGCCTTTGCGTAAGTTTTCAATCTTTTCGAGGGGCTGCAGGTTACTCCAGTGCACGGCCTGAAGAAACTGCACGCGGTCGGTCAAATCGAAGGAAGCGAGGGGCTTAACGTGATCAATGTGCCAATACGGACCCCAGTTCTCCCACGTCATATTCTCGTCGAACTGGCGCTCCAGGTGGAGCTTGAGTTCAGCTATGGAGCAGCCAAGGTCGCGAACAGCAGAGCCTGCTTTGAAATCTCTCTTCATAGCGTGTCTTAATCTCGATCGAAGCTGCATAGAGAGCCTAAACTGGATATCGGCAAGCCACTTATCCTTTGTCCAACTTGGATTATCCCTTCGCCACCTAGCTATCGACTCCTTCACTTTCTCAGGATCACTCTGTCTCCGGCAACGCTGGTATTCCTTTTCGCTCTCTGAGTTGGCTTCATAGCAACTACGCCGATGCTCCTTTAGCCGATCGGAATTGGCTTTATAGTAACTACGCTGATACTCCTTTACCTTCTCGGGGTGGGCTTTCTTATAGCGGTGCACGCGTGCGTTCACTGACTCCCTTTCCTTCTCAGGGTTAGCCTCCTTCCGCCGCCGCTCACCTGCTGCCTTTTTTGCAGCCTTACACTGTACCGAGCAAAATTTACGATAAGGCTTCTGCACAGGCTTGCCACACTCCGAGCATGTGAGCATCATCTTTCCCTCTGGTTAGCGAACATGCTCACACTAACCCAGACCATGCTAACAATCAAATAACCAGTGACGGACGGACGCACGTCACCGAGCGCGTCATCCCTTTATTGCGTTCAATCCTCGCTTCGCCGATCGCCTTGCTGAACAACGCCCTATATTTCAAAGCGGTGTCCGGATCGTAGAACGACTGCTGAGGAAGCTCCAACAGGCGCGCGCGTGCGCCCCATGCGATGCCCTCGGCCCAACGCTCCCATAGTATGCTGTCGCACGTGGTGCTGCTTCGCGTCGGCGTTATCGCAGCGATCAGATTGATGGCGCTGGTCTCACTCACCAGCGGCTGCGGCACTACCCGAATAACATCAGGAACCAGCTGTGTGTAAAAGCAAGGACGCCCTTGCACCGCGCGCCAGTCCCAGCCGTAAATTCGCCTGAGTTCATCCTCACTCTTCGGCTTCATCGGCCAGTTGTCGTACCACGAGTCTTGCACCTTCACCAACTCGGTGTCGGCGGGCAAAGTTAGCGTGTAGTCGCTGATACCTGCAACCAAGTCAAAGGTCTGCTCGTTCACATACCAGAGAGACTTCTTGCAGAACTCAATCGTGGAGTTCCTCACCGCATTGACGGCCACAAGCTCCGGGCACTCCGGAACGTAAGGTAGCACCTCGTTGAGGAAGCTATCGTACGCCACCAATGGCGTCGAAGAAGGACCGCTAATCGTCCCCGTTCCAATTAGGGCATAGTGAAACGCGAGGTTCGTGTCCGGTGGCGGATAAGCCAGGGATATGCTCCCCGCGGCCTGCGAGGTGACTCTGAGATACGGCAAAACCCCCCACGCCTGCGGGTCCGAGCCCGCCACAGGCATAGGTATGAACACGCTCGTAGGCGTGATGTTAGAGTCAGTAACAACCAGCGTCGTAGAGCCGGCTGCTAACGTGAAGCTTCCTTGCGTAAAGACATCGCTCATGGCTCGCTACCTTTCAGTGACGGGTCATGCGGCCCCAACGCGATGTTCGGGTTGTTCGCCTGCTCTGCCGAGACCTTGCTGCCCATCACACCGTTGAACAAGTCGAGATACTTCTCGGCGTCTGGACTGCGCGCGAAGTCGGCGTTTTTGCTGAGCGCCCTGAACATGGTGTAATGGTTCAACGCTTCCTCGTAAGCGTCCGGCACGAAGATGTTTTGGCCCTCCGAAGTGAGCGGCGGCGGCAGCGCGGAGTAGTTGATCTCGATGTAGTTGTTCCCTGTCGACGGGGGGTACACGAAGAACGCCTCCTGGTCCTGAGGGTCAAACAGATAGTTCTGCACCGGGTCGCTCTGAGTGTCGGCGTGCCACGCGGAGTTGAAAGCGTCTATAAGCTTTCTCGAAGCGAGCCGTATCCCACGGCCCGGCGTCGTCCCGTTGGCCCCCATGTTCCGGACGATGTCGAGCAGCATCCAACCATTCGACGGGATGCGCTGCCGCGAACCGGCAACAAGCTGTACCGCCTCGATAGTGTTCGTCGCATTCGGCTGAAGCACCACCACCATACGCTGACCGACGCTGATCCAATCAAGCAGCTGCGCCCGTGACCACTTAACGTTGTTGATGTCAAGCAGCTGTGCGGCCACACGGTTGATGATCGTCGTCGCGATGATCGTCATTTGAGGCCCCCTGTCCGCGCCTGAACGTAGGCCATGAAGGACTGGAAATACATTGTAGCAACCTGCTGCCCGGCTGCAGTGTCAGAGTCTTTCTGGTGCGCACGATACATCACATAGTCAACCAGCGCCGTCTGAAAGATGTCGAGCACGAAGATGTTCTCAGACGTGGCGACATGGTCGGGCGGAGTTGCGCTGTAGTTCATTAAGACTTGGCCGCTGCCGTTGTTGTACGGGAACACGTAAAACGCGAGCGGATTGTTCATGTCGTAAGTATAGTGGAGCACCGTCTGGCTAGCGTTGTCGTCGGTATGCCAATCAAGGTACTGCCGGTCCAGTATCGCCCGATCAATCATGGTGCACGGATCGCCCGCCGATCCATCGGCGTTCATATTCCGAATGACTTCGATGAGCGCGTTCGCACCCGAGGGCAGCGCCTGAAGCGTGCCAGCGACCATCGCCACCGTGGAGACTATCTGATAGGCCCACGGAACCGCCGCAACGATCGAGCGCTCGCCATCCGACAACCAGTTCAGCAGTTCGGCGTCCGTCCACCGCGGCTGCGAGAGGTCGGTGTCGATAAGCTGCGTGCGGACACGCGTGAGTATGCTCGTGCAAGCGACGGTCACGCTACCCTCCAGTTAGCAAGTCGGGGGCCGTAGCCCCTAACCGTTAGGCGTACTGCGCGAGAACAAGTCCGGTTGCTTTAAGCGTCGTATACCCGTACACGTTGAGGCCGCGGACGAGCGAGCCGAAGTCGCCGGGGTTCGGTAAGCTCTCGACTTTCGCAATCTGCGAGGCAAATGTAATGGCGCTCTTGTGACCTGCAATCATGCACTTACGCGCCACCGCGCTCGCGTTCGTGGTGCCGTCGAAATTGTGGCCACCCGACGCTACAGGAAGCAACGCAGACACGTAGATCGTGAACCGATCTAGAACGCCGATCTTACCGTTGCGCAGGACGGACTTATCGTCACCTGTTAGGTAAGCCTGCTGCAGGTTCGAGTTCATGAGCAGGTTGCGCACCGCGGGCGAGATAACCAGCCACCTGTCTTCGTCAGGGACGAGGTTCTCGTCCAAGCACGAGGCCATCTGCGTGAGCACGGAGATGATGTTGGACGAGGAGAGCGTGAGCGGGGAACCCGTGTCTGCCGCCGCCGACGCGCCGGCTCCACCGAGGTTGTAAGAGCTGCTGATCGCCCCGGCAGCAACGCCGCGGTTCGTGGTGTCCGCCGTGCCAACAGAGTTCTTCCAGAGGTCCGTGTCGATCGCCTTAGCCAACTGCTTGGCCGCGTCGTTCGTGAACATGTCCATCAGCCGCGGCTGGGACTGATACTCGATCACGTCGTTGACCGCCACGCCGAAATACTTCGCCTTGCTGATCGACAGCGTGGTCGTGCTCGGAACCGGAACCTGATAGGTCAGAGACTGGCCAATCGTGTAGTCCGAGATGGTGATATCGGGGATGTTGTTGATAAGGACGGTGTCGCCGATGTTCTTGATGTCACCTTCGTAGTCGGTGTTAGCGACTTCGCCGAAAACGGTGGTGGCATAGAACTTGACGTTCAATTTGCCCGACCAGATTTCCGGGATAAACGTACCGGAAGCGGCGGGAGAGGTGTTGAATGCACCTGCGGATACAAACCCACCGGCTGTACCCGAACTTGCAACTCCAATAGACATGGCCTTGTGCCTCGCTTGGTGTGGTTAGCAACCAAGCTTGGCTCGTCAGGCTACCTCACGCGGCCCTCAGCGACGGCTTGGTCAATCTCTGCTCCAATCCGCGCCATCTCAGCATCCTTGCCGAAGAACTTTCCCTTGCGCACGTCGCGGTAGTAATCGTCGATCTCGGAGGTTTTCCAGATTTTCGCCGATGTACTTGGGGGAGTGTTCGCCGCCACCCTGGATGTGTCTGGCGCGACCTGACGCTGAAGTTGCTGTCTTGCCGGTGGAGTGGGCGCTGCTGGAGCCGGAGCCGGAGGAGCCTTAGTAGCTTTGTAGGCGTTGAACAGAGTCGCAGTGTGGGCGGCGTTGAACTCGATAAAAGCCTTGTTCAGATATTCCTGGCGCGCGAACCCGCTTAGCGGGTCAATCTCGGCAAGCCAGTTCATGAACCCCTGATCGACGTTAAGCGCTTCGTAGTCCGGCACCAATCGGCCTAACTCGTTGAAGTATGCTATCCTGTCGCTCGTACCCTGACGGTCTGTGACGCCCTTCAGCCGATCGTTCAGCTTCTGGTTTTCCGCTTCCAGGTTCCGCATCTTCTCTGTGACCATCGACTCGGCGACTTCATGCGCCTTGCGCCCGATCACATCGATGAGGTCCACACCGAAAGCCTCAACGTCTTTTTCACTGATCCGCTGCGTCTTCGCCGGGTCCGCGGCCTGTTGCCCTCTGAGGAGACGTTCGATCTCAGCCGTGGCGGTCGCGAGCCTATCCTTGACTTCCTTCAGTTCCCCCGTTAAGCGGGGCACCTCGGCATTGTACTTTCCCTGGATAGTCCTGAACCGCTGCGCCCAAGTGTCTTCATCTGCTGAAGGAGCGATGGGTGTCGCGGGGGTGGGCGTCGGTGCTGGTTGCACCTCGGCAGCTGGCGGAGTGTCTGGAGGTGTAGCTGCTGGTTCGATCGGCGGTTCGGCAGGCTGTGACAGCTTGGCCTGCAACTCGTCCGCTAGCGCACCTGATGCGGCTATCGCCTTTGGAAACTCCATTTTTATGCTCCTGCTCCGGCTACGCCTCGCTCGGGCCTGTCGGTCTCCGGCTGCGCGATTACGGTCTGCTGGTTTCTATTTACGCGTCTTCTCGCTCAACTCTTGGGCGTTAGTCACCAACGCGAGAAACTCCCTAATACATTGCGCCCGACCCTGTAACTGTCGAAGTCTGCAATCTTCCTGCGCTTCGGCCAAAGCTCGATACATAGACGCCAACTCTTCATCGAAAAACTTAATTAACTCAATCCAACCTGGATGGCCCTTCAAGGTCGTTAGTACCTTGAGTACCGCAGGGGACGGCTTAGTTAGCATGTCTATAATCCGCGTTAGCATGGTTGTCAATAGGAGTTAGCACACGCGACCAAAAAAATCCACGATACGGTGTCTGAGCATCCAGATGTTTGGTTATGGATTTGAAGGTAAACCCTTCACGCCTAGCCGCCGCCGTAGAGATGTACTGCACTTCCTCTCCGGTGAGCACGTCTACCCGTTTAATAGGGATGCACATCTTGGCAGCGTGTTTATTAAGTCTACCTCTCTGCGCGGCACCTATCGCAACCTTGTGGTCATCGCTGAGCTTCCTACCTTTGTTAGCCTCACTCACTTTACGCTTCGCGTCCGCAGAGTGTGGTGTGCCGAGTTTATTTCCGGCAGTCTTACAGATATTGTATCCGTGCTCCGGGTCCGCAGCCATCATCTTGTCCAGCCAGAACTGCTCACGCCTCAAGCAATCCTCCGGGGCGCACTCCTCCACCACAACAAACTTAAACGCCTTCGACCCGTACTTCTTCCAGGCGCTCTGCAGGTGTTTGGAGTGATGGCACCCGCGTTTAAGCTTAGTCCTATGCTCAATCCACCTCTTGTTGACGCCGCTCACGCGCGCCGCAGACCCGACATAAGTCTTCCACGTCTGAGTGTTAATTATGGCGTATATGCCTGTCTGCATCATTGGGCCTGAGGAGAGAACAAATCTGTGGCTGGCTGCCCAGTCATGAGTGTGTCGCCTCCACCTGAAGGAGGTCCAGCTAACGAGCCTTGAGCCTGTATTGGACCCTCTGCTGACGCTTGCTGCTGCAGTTGCGCCATCATCATCTTCTCTTTCATTTGGCTCACAGACGGCACAACCTGATCTACATCCATGTCGAGACCCTTGGCCACCTCGCGCAACACCGCCGCTCTACCTTGAACGCCGATTATTTGAGCATCCAATGGGTTGGCGGTCGCCGCCAAGAACTGCGTGCGCGCCATCGCAGCCTGCTCCTTGGCAATCAAGGAGTCTGCGCCGCGGGCGATAATCTGCACGTCGCCCTTAAGCTCGTCGTCGTCGCTGTACTGCATGTTGTGGTCGTAGAGCCGTTCGAGCAACGGCGTCATGATGCCGATGTCGATGTTCGAGACGACTTGCTTGATGGCCTTGCCCGCGTTGCCCATTAGCATACTAAGGCCCGACGCCGTGCGCCCGGCACTGCCACCGGTCTCGCCTGAGATATATTTCGGGAGCCCTGAATACTCGTCAGCCAGCTGGCTGAACGCGCTGAACACGGTCATAAGCTCGCCAATGCGCGAGTCTGGCTGGAAGAAGTCGACGGGCGGTTGGTTCGCCCCGGTGATGTCAGAGGTGACTTGCCAAATGCGCCACGGCTTCAGCTGCGTCACTTCCTCGCCTGCGGCCAGCCGCTCGACGTTGACCACCGTCTGGGGTCCGGACGCGATGGCCATGTTGTTCACGATGCCCCGCGCGGCGGCGTTGGCCACAGTCTGAGCATCCCGCACCAAGTCGGCGACGGAGTTGCCCCACCAGTTGCCCGGCACGTCCTCGTAGCTCGCCTTGTAGTAGGGCTTCCGGAAGAGCGGGTCGTAGTTGAGCACGGCCTTGATGACCCACTGTCCGATCAGCCACGCCTCGATATGGTACTCTTTAGTGGGGTCGGGGATGTCCTCGTCGGTCAAGCCCCAGTCCAGCAGCATCCTGCCGGACACGTTGCCCCAGAACTGGAGCGCGTCGATAAGCCCGTCGACGTTCTGTGCTAGCTGCGTGGTGGCCTTGCCTTCGGCGCTTGCCATCGCCACGTCGTTCGTCAACCACTCACGCAGACCACCTCGGCCATACTGGTCGATAACGGTGCGGATACTGGCGTCACTGTAGCCCTCGACGCCGATCAGCAGATTGAGATCGTCCCGCGACATCCTGTGCTTCTCAATTAGGTAGCCGTCCGCCACCGTCGTCGCGCTCGGTGCCGGGTAGATGTTGAAGGGAGCCACCCGCTCCCACTCTTCACGGAGAACTTGCTGGACCTGGACCTGCCACTTGCCGCCTACCTTAGCCCACTGCAGTGTGTTGCGCTTACGGATTACCGGACCCTTAATGATGGCGCACGGAAATGTGGTGATGTCATCTAAGAACGCGTCAAGCGCCTGCAGGAAGCCACCTTCTAAGAGTTGGTCCTCCATCTTGTTGGCCATGCGATCAGCGCGCTTCCGCGCTTCCTCCTGGACGGCCAGCAACGCGGCGTCATGCGCGTCGGAAATAGCTTCTTGGAGATCAGCGTCCGACAGGCTCATCCCCGCCTTCGTGAGTTGAGCCAGGGGAGCCGCCACCGCCTGGACGACGCGCTCGGCGAGGTCAGGCTCAAGAGACGCAACCGGCGTCGGCTTCAAGGTCCACGGGCGCTCGGTGCCGGTGGCCATCATAACGTCGCGCAGCCAGGATGTCGCCGCCCGGCACTTCACGCTCGTTATGCCTGCGAACACCTCAGAGCCACCCTGCTCGCGAATAAGCGCCAGCTTGTCGGGGTCGTACTCGCCGCGCCGGGCGCGCATGTTCTGGAGAAGGCGCGGCTCGACAGTCATCTGTTTAGCGTACCGCGCGTCCTGCCAACACTTTCGAATGTGCTGGGCGATACCGGTCGCGATCGGCTGGTTGTTGATGGCCTCGGCAGCACGACGCTCCTCCTCGATGACCACCGAGAGAGGCGCAGCCCGCACCACGCCCGTCGAGATCACCCCTTGCGGTATAGTCGGATTGTCAATCATGCTGCCGATCCCTCGTTAGTAAGTCGACAAACCTTGTTAGGCTGCTGCCGGTGGCTGCGTTGGCGCTGGCGAGATAGATGCGTCCAGAGACGTGAGCGAGTCGCTAACGCCCTGGAGCGCCTGAGTGACATTATCGATCGCAGCTTGGTTGGCCGCGTCACTTGCTCCGCCCGCGGCAGCTTTGATGGCAGCCGGGACATCAGTCTGAAGTTTCGTAACCTCAACTACGCGTGAAGAGATCACGGCCTGGAGTTTGGAGAGATCAAGAGACATTTGTGTCACCTGTTGGGTTAGCTGGTTAAGCTGCGCCTCTATGATGTAAAGACCCGGCGTTCTCAGGAGGCTGGCTGAGTAGCCGAGGAAGGGACCGGCGCTGGCGTGGAATGCACCACAGCCGACTGAAGCAGACCAACACCAGTGAAGAGCAAGCCGACAAAACCGTCAATCGTCGACGGGTCGAGCCCGGCTTTGACGAACAGCGCCGTGCCTCCAAGCTTAAGGGCAGAGCGCAAGAGCGACTGCACTTGGGGGTTGCCTAGAATTGTGAAGATGAAATTTCCCACCGTTAGTTTCTCCAGAGGTTGACCGAAGTCAATTTCGATTACAAAAGGCGGCTCCGGTTTAGGCTCAGGGAGCCCAGCCAAAGCATGTGACTGCTTACGCACGCCCACAATACGATCTGCCCATCCCCCTCCGAAAGCTGGCCACAGAAGCTCTCCGGTGTTAGGGTTACGCGCCCGTTTGTCAAATGCTAACCGAATAGCTAACAGCCTGTCAATAATATCGCCAGGATGAAGCTGGTTAGCTTTGGTTATAGTCGCTGCGCCGACCGTCCCATTCTCCGGAACGATGACCTCGCCTATTACTGAGTTAATCGCCTGCTGCAGCCAAAGAGAGCCGCGCCCTATTCCACTGTTCACACCACTATCGAACAGGGCGTTAGCTACTCCTGGATCGAACTGGCCGCATGACAGCCTGTCCCAATATTCGTTCAGGTAAATCTCGCGCGCCTCACCCTTGGTGATATACCGCACAGACTGAGTCTGGAGCCCCTTACGCTGCCTGAATGCGCTGTACTCAGACTGGATGATGCCGAGGTTGGTCGCGCCACCTGGGTCACGTGGATCGTCGCCAAAGCCGCCCTCCCAAGGGAGCAGGTTCTCAAACGACTGGTCGAAGCTCATGGTCTTTTTACCTTGGGCGTGTTGCAAGATAGTTCGGGCGAAACGAACACCGTAACCGGCGCGCAAATAGGCTGCGACACCTTGACCTCGTTAAAGAGGGGAGTGGGCACGAACGCCCACACGTAGAGCATGGCTCCGATGACTGCTAGAAGCAACAAGGTGTTAATGACCAGGAGGGTGCGAACCATGTTAGCCTCACTTGCCATGACAGTGATAGTTGATAACGTAGGTGCTGGCGTTCGTTAGCGTGGTGCCCCCGTTGAACCAGCTCCCGGTGAGGGCTGTCGTCGTCGCGGTGGTATCATGTACGCCAGCTGTCGCCGCCCACGTCGCTGTGCCTGTGTCGGAAAGAGTGAAGTCGCATACCGGAGTATTTGTGCCCACAGCGCTTGATGCGGCTATGCTGAACGACCCATTGGCGGGAGCGGACGATCCCGCGGTGATTATAATCTTGCCATTAGAGTTGACAGACCCGGTCGAAAAGGCGCACGTCGCTCCAGTGCCCGCATTTACAGGTGTGCATGACGTAGGCGCTGAGCCGCTAACCGTGAGGTTGCCAAGGATGTTGATGTTAGTGGTGCCGGTCGGAACGGCCAATGCCGCCGCGGCGGACTTGTTCACTAGCTCCAGATCGTTCGTGGAGCCCTGACCAGTGATCAGCGCGCCATTCGTAGCGCTCGCGTAAACACCCGCTGTGCCGTTTGCAAGCGTTGGCGCAGACGTTCCGGTCACGCTGAGATAGCCGGTCTCTTTCAAAGAGGGGGCAGTCCACGACGATAAGGCCGACCCGAGGTTTAGGCTGTAGACTGGAGTCCCATTGCCATCTGCGAGCTGCCAGTAAGCAAAGCTGTTCGCAGTGCCTGTTATAGCCTCAAACACCGCGTTCGCACTCGCACCAACAGTATTGTTGACAACACCAGCATAGGTGGTGGCGTTCTGATCAACTTCGGCAACCGAAGTCCAAGACTTGCCGAAAGCAGAAAGACTTCCGTTCGCACCGAACGCGCCGCCTATGAGTCCTTTCACAGTGCCTGAAACGGTGATATTTGGACCTACAATAACGTTCTGTGTCCCTGTAGAAGTATTCGAAAAACTAGTAGCGTTGTCATGAACATTAAGACTACTATAGTTTCCGGCTAGAGTAAGCCCACCCCATTGATTACCATTAGAATAGAAAGTGTTTCCTAATCCATTTGCCGTAAAGCTCGCGCTGCTGCATCCATTATTGTTGCTGAAGTGAACGCTATTGAAAGAAACCCCACTAGCAGGAGTTGGCGAAAGAGTAATGCTACTACAAGGCAATACGTTGTTTTCAAAAAATACCTGATTTAGTGATGTTAAAGAATTCAGGCTAAATCCTGGAACAGTCAATCCTCCAGTAGAGCCAGCCATATTGCTAACAAAAAGCTGAGAAATCTGCGGAACTGTACTATCCGAGCAGAAAATGCCCTGCGTAGCCACTCCCGTATATGTGTGCCACTCAAAGTGATCATTCGTGAAACGATACTCGTTTTGTCCGCCACCCGACCCCGTCCAACCGCCAAAGTTAATGGCGCATGCTACTCCACCGCTCCCACCAGGGTTGAAATGGTAGTCATCGAACATAATCGTGTTCGGACCCCCACCGCTGCCAGTCGTGGTTGTGTGCGTGATGTAAACGAAATCAGAGGATGCGCCGTAATCTCCACTCCCGTTCAAACCGGCCCGGCCCCCAATATTCCGAATTTCCGGCCAGCCATCGATGACGAAATAGTGTGTTTGGCAAGCGCCTACGTTCAGATTGTAGTTTGTGGAGCCAAGGCCACCCACCGATCCTTCCGGTCCCCACTCAACACACCAATCAAAATTGACAACATGTACGTTGCGCGTATTTGTCTGATAGCCGCCAGCGAATTGCAGGCCAACAACGCCGCTATTCGGTGCCCCTGAAGCGCCGGCGATGATGATGTTTTCGAGTTGCGCACCCGTGGACAACGCCCCAGAATTATTTGCCTGTACACAAGGATTGACCGTGCGTGAGCACAAGAGCCAAGACTGCTGCGGATAGGTGTTACCTGAGCCCATGTTGTTGATTGGCCGCATCGACGTGCCAACAAGCGTATGGGTCACTAGAACCGTTGTATTTATGTAAAAACCACTATCTGTAGCCGGAAGTATAAGCGTCCCGTGGTAGTTCGCGAGCGCCGTGTTGATCGCAGGCCCAGCATCTGTCACGCCATCGGCGACCGCGCCCCATGCGCGAACATCAGCCCCGGATGCCGGGAAACTCGCGATCCAACATCCTGTCCCCGTCGTAGGCTTTACCTGCAGGCCGTTGTCACCAGCGCCAGAGGAGATCGAGCACGACGAACCACTCCAGGTATAAACCGCATCTCCGCCATCGCCTGCTGCCGTATAACCGAGCCGGCGAACCGTTGGGTAGGCCCCAGCTGAAAGCGCCTTCAAGCTAGCCAGCGTGTTTACCGATGGCAGCGCTGGCGGGGACGTGTCAACGCCGATAGTCTGAAGCGAGGAAAGTGGTACAGACGGAAGCCTCAACACAGACAACGTGCCTGTAGAAAGGTCTGAAGCGCTACCAGATGTCGCCACCGCAGCCAACCCAGAGACGTTGGACGCTGCCGGCTGCGCATAGAGCACGTGCCCAGACATGTCGACGCCGATCGCGAACTGGTTCGTTGGCGCAGTGCTGCTTAGTATACCACCAAGTATAGACGCCGAGGCGGGCGTCAGCTTGATGTTCGTGCCATCTGTCATCAGGCCCGCGCCGATCGCCAGACACTTGCCGTTGTCCATGAAGACATGGTTGCCATCGGCGGGACACGTCATGTTAGCGTACGCGGGCTCGCACGACGCCGCGATCAGCGCTAACAGTAACCCTGCGAGGATACGCAACCTTTTCATATTATACCTCTTCTAAGGTTGCACGAAAGGCGTACCCGCGTCGTAACGCGCCCGAGCGGGCAAACCAGCCGCGGAAGAACACGCACCGCCGCCGCTTGCGTTCTGAAGTGGGCTACCGCCTGTAGGCGTCACCCACGGAAATGGGTAAGTGCACGAGGACCCAGCCGAGAAGAACGCCGGGGCAGACGGCAAGTACAATGAGCTCGGTAGACTGTGTGAAGAACCATTCCAGCTCACAGACTGGTTGTAGAAATCGTAGTTGCCATCTCTGAACATGTACGGGCTGGAATTGCCGTGCCAGAGATTAGGGTCGTAGCCGTTACCTTGCGCCGAGCCACGGGTCCATATCGCGCCACCGCCGCACGCAGCCTGGACGCAACTATCGAAACTCCAGCCGTTGGCCGCTGTCGTGAACGGCGTCCCACCGATGACGTTGTCAGTCGTGGTCCCCAGGACGTTCCCAACGAATGCGTACCAGTAGTTGTAGGAGTAAGGGCCCACCGCCCGCGCAGCGCCTGTGCCACTACTGACACACGAGCTTGGACCGCTTGGACACGCTACTACACCCACCCCCGTAAAATCATTGACCGTATTACCTTCCGGGTCAGCGAAGGGTGTACGAAGCGCGGTCGCCCAGTTGCGGAAAAACGTCATGTAGTCCGAGCCGCTGCCGTGCGTAGCATCGCCATCTAAATTGACCGCCTGATTACCTTCAAAAAGCACATGATGTGACCCTGGATAGTGAGTCCCGTTCGCACTAAGGTCAATGAAGTAAGGCCCTATCCCCGAAGACCGATCATACCACGGGGCGTCCATGTAATTGTAGGCGACAACCGACCCAGCACCGCCACCGCGGTTGGTCATGTTCTTCCCGCCAGTGCGGGAAATACTGTTCACCAAGTAAGCTTCTGTAGTGCCTCCTTCGAAATCGAAAACATATTCTGCGCCAGAGTTGACACTACTAAAACAATCGTAACCGTATACTGTATTGATCTCAGCGCGAGGGCTGCTAATAAGCTCAACAGCTCCATTCTCCCATCCCCACGAGTCTACATTCAGCGCCCAGCAATAGGCGCAAAAACTAAAGGTAAGATTGCCGTTCGCGCTCCTGCCCAATGACATGTTCTCGACGCCAGCATACTGCAAAAGCGGCTTATGTGTCGTGCTTGAGTCAGTCGGAATAGCCACGATCCCGTTGTAGCTACCTGACTGACGGAACGCCACCATGATGGGGCTATCGAAAGTGATGGTGCAATGCACACCGGGACACGGACCAGCGCCTATAGCCGAAATCAAATGTATCTCGCCGTAGGGACGATCATAGAAAAGGGAATAATTCGCACTCTCGCCCTCGGCTTGTGCGGCGCTGGTGGCCCCGTTGTCCACCACAGGGTTGAAATACAAATAAGCAATTCGACCAGACGGGTTGGTTCCTGTGGTGTTGAACGTGTCCGGCGATGCGAATATTTGGTTCGGACTTCCGCCCCCTGGGTCTACACTTCTATCCACAGGGTCGGATTGAAACGTCGCGCCGGTCGCCTCGCTTATGTGCACCCACATGCCGACTGAGAAGATACTGGTAGCGGCGACCTGTATCGTCTTCGACCCAGCGGCGGCATCTGCTGCAATCGCCACATAGTCCGCTGTGGAGCAGTCCCCGGTAGCCACATTGTTTGGATAGTTGCAGCTTGCCCAGCGATGCGAGTATACGCCAAGATTATCAACGCGTATCAACGGGTAATTATTGCAGCTGTTTGTGCTAGAATATGAAGTACCGCATTGCCCTGGAGTATGTCCACTGCTATAAGAGAGCAACCCGTTGTAATAAACAATCTGCGTAGAGCAATAAGCGTGCGGAGTAGACCCTGTGCAAGCATCGCCACGAAGTGTAACGCTCTTAGTGAGATTTATATTCTCCGATACATCAAGGTTAAATGTCCCAGCGGTCAGTTTAATTATTGTGCCAGAAGGACAATTTGTAATCGCCGCGTTAATATTCGCCGCGTCGTCGCCGGTCGTCGGCGGAGTAAGGCCACTCGGAGCGAGCGGCATTGTCACCCCGGCTTGCCCGGTCGTGCAGTTCGTTCTCCCTGCGTCGATCGTTGAGATACCGCCAACCGATTGCAGCCCCGCCATCTGCCAATTCGCCACAGCGTTGTTGTATGCTGGGATAGTAGGCGCGCTAGTAAGCGTCGGATTGGGGTAGGCCGGTATCGAGTAGGGCGAAACGTCCGTGCTAAGCGCGAAGCAACAGCACAGCACAGCAAGCAGAAAAGAGAAAACCCTCATGAGACCCCAGTCCCCTCAATGCCCCAGGTGTCGCCACCATCCAGGTTGATAAGCGTGAACATGCTATATCCGGCGATCGTCCGGTTGCCTGTTCCGCTGACACTATCGAGACGCTTCAACGTGACACCCGCCGCCGCAACGATCGTCAAGCCGCCCACGGCCTCGCATGTGCCGTTGATGACGCAACTGCCGATGCCGGAATTTGCAAACGTGTCGATGGTCCAGCTATAGGGGTTGCCGTCTGTGTGCCGGACGAGCCCGTTCATATTGCCTGTCGTGAAGGTCCAGGAAGAGTTCTTGGTAACAGTGGTCGAGAAAGCCGGGTTCGCAGCAGGCGCGGCCCACGCGGGTGCGCCACTAACCACCGTCAAGACTTGGTTGTTCGAACCAGCTGCCAGCCGCTGAGGCGTACCAGACGAACCGCCCGTGATTATATCGCCAGCGGTCGACATGGGGTTCGAGAACCCTCCGCCGCTGCCGCTTCCTGTACCTAGCTGGTTCCCGGCCCATGAACCGCCGCCATCCGTGGTGGTGAACTGGACGACGGTCACAGCGTTAGGTGTCGTACTCACCGTCGGCACCGACCCGTTCACCCACGTCACATTCGAGGGAAGCGTCACGGAGTGGCCTGACGAGTCTTGTCTCAGCCACACCTCAAGGCAGTGGCGATAGTTCTTAGAGCCTCCGCAGGCGAGCGTAAGCGTCAGCGCACCCACAACGGTCAGGTCCTGAACCGTCAACTCCCCCAGTGAGACAAGCGCCTTGGTGCCTGAAGCGGCTGTATCTATCAAAACTCCGGGTGCGCCGTCCTCGGGGTTACGTTGTGGGACGTGCATAGGTGATCCCTCGCGCTGAAGGTTGTGATGTTAGTATGTATGCACGGATGCGTTAGCTTGTCAAGCCAGCTGTGTTAGGCTATCGCCGATGCGCAGGCTCTTAAGTCGTTACCATATAGGCTTGCAGACGAGTCCTGGGTGACACCGGTCCATACTTGACTGTCGGGGCTCAGACTGTAAGCCATGTCAGCGGCAATAACGAGACCGCCACTCAGAGTGTGCACGTCCAAAGTACCAGTTATGCTGGCGGAACCTGTGCCGCCATGGAATGAGTTAGTGTCTCTCGAAGACCCTAAGTTGTAAACTGCGTATACGCAGAGATGTCCATCGAACGCCGTCTGTCCGCCCCAAGTCATCACGATGTTCGCGGTCGTGCCTGAAGGGACAGAGAGCGCAAACAGCCCAGCATACGCGTGGTCTCCGTTCCCATCTGTCGCGCCGGTGGCCTCGGCTATCTTCGTAGCTGAGACGCCTCCTATAGTCAGCGAGCCGGAAATCGGCGTCGTCCCTGCCACAATCCCTTGAGCCGAGACGATAACCGTGCGGTTGGACCCTGCCGTACCTATAGCCGCGCCTGTCGCTGTGGACGTTGCGCCGCCGCCAACGCTGGTCTCTGCCTGAAAGCTTTTTGTGATCGTTCCAGATGGGTCCCAGGCAGCAGCAACCCCGGCGTAACTCTGAGCGCCTGAGGCTGTAGTAAACGCCGCATTCACGGTGCGAAGCGAAGCTCCGCTGCTGAATTTCCTGGATGTCCCGATTATCATGACTTCGCCACCTTCAGCGAGATGGTGACGCGTGTACAGGTTGTGATACTGTTAACGTTGAAACCCAGAATATCGCCAGCTGCCAGCGAAGTCGTCCAGCCTGTCAGCGTCGAGTCCTGCGCCTTTGTGGCGCTGCTGATGGTCGGAGGCGCGGACGCGGTAATCTTGTCGCCTGACACAGGGTGCGTCGAACCCGCGTCAAAATTCGAGTAAGAGCACTTCCACACGTCGACGACGATAGAGCCCGACTGGTCGGCCAAAAGCGTGGACTGATTGATTGTGCACGCCCACGGAACCTGGATATATCCCTTCATACCGGTGGTTATGGCTGAGCCGCCACCGTCGATGACGAACTCAAGTGCATCCGCGCCGCCGCCTGGATTTGCCGCCCATGCAGGAGCGCCGCTGACTACCGTCAAAACTTGGTTGGCTGATCCTACCGCCAGCCGCTGCGCCGCGCCCGCGGAGCCGCCAGTAATAATATCGCCCGCGGTCGTCATGGGGTTCGCCATGCCGCTGCCGCCACTTGCCCCGACTACCTGCGCGCCCCACGTCGCGCCGCCGTCAGACGTAGCGAACTGGAGTACGGTGATCGAGTTAGGAGTCGTGCTAATTGTCGGCGTCGACCCGGCCAGCCATGTGACGTTCGAGGGAAGCGTCACGGAGTGGCCTGACGAGTCCTGCCTTAGCCAAACCTCCATGCAATGTCGATAGCCTTTAGCGCCACCGGCAAGCGTCAGCGTCAACGCACCTACAACGGTCAAGTCGTGGACCGTCAGTTCCCCCAGCGAGACAAGCGCCTTGGTGCCTGAGGCAGACAAACTCGTCAGAACTCCGGGTGCCCCATCTTCTGGGTTGCTCTGTGCGACGTGCATAAAGGCTCTCTCCCTCTGGAGCTGAGAGTTGGTCTGTTAGTATGTATGCCTGAATATGTTAGTTTGTCAAGACAGAAGGTGTTAGCCCTTGATCACGGCCACTGGTGCCTTAATTACCTTGCGTGGGCTAACTCTGCGCTCACGCTTAACGTGGCCTGTGTAATCCGGCCCGACATAGTGCACAAACCCTGGCGTGAACTTTATAATCTTACCTACCACTAACGACGCACCCGAGTTTCGTCCGTGAGGCACCGCAACCACAATGTCGTCGTCAACCTCAATCTTCCTTCCCAATAAGTCAACAAAATCGCTCACGTCCATCCTCTTGCGTTTACTGGTTTGACCTCCCGGCGCTGCGTGCCGTGGAGACTTCCAAACATTGCGCCGCCGTCCGCGTGCAAGCACATGTACTGACACCCGTCCGCCACGTGTGAGTATATTCCCTTGTCAGGAGCGTCCTCCATGCCGCCGGTCTTCTTGATGCGGTAGCGATAACCGCCGTTCAGAGCCGCCACGAGAGCCGTACAGCTGGGGTCGACCAGGAAGCCAGCGCCACCGTCGACTTGGAGGGCAAGCCACCTCTCCACAGCGCTGAGCCGCGCCTGGATAGCGTTCGTGCGCGCAGGCGTAACCCTGAAGTTCTCGGCCTTGAGGATGTCGAAGCAGGACCGCTCGTCGGTTTGTGAGCGCTGCGCGCCCGCGGGGTCGCCGATCACCACCACAGAGTGGCCAGGGAAGCGTTCTGCAAGCAGTGGTTTAAGCTTCTCGGCGATAAACCGCTTGATGCCCATACCCTCGGACGTGAGACATGCTAACACGAGCAGTCTGCCGTGCATATCAAGCTGCCCGATGGTGGCCGCAGGCGATAATCCGAAGTCCATACCAACGATTAGTGGCTTAAGGGATGATTTGATGGCGGACAAAGGCCCTTTGGCGACGTGGAAGTCGCGCCGGAAGCTCGGGAACACAGGTTTCCCGGCCAGCGAGCGCCCGTATTTGCCATGGATATAGACATCGACCCAGTCTTCCGCCTTTCCCTCGGCTAAATCCGTGTAGTAATCGGTTGGCAAGAGGTGCGTCCAATCGGCGTCGGGGCTCAATCCTGACGGTTGGAACACCACGGTGGCGTTTTTTGGAGGCGAGTCGAGCCACTTCTGCCACCAGGAGTCGTATTCAGGTGGGTTAGTGGCCCCCCAAAGGTGCTTATTGGGGGTCCCATCGTCCGTGACGCATCCTTGAACGGGATTTCCGGAGGCGTCGGCCCCCCACCCAGGACGATGTGGCACCAACATCCCATCGGGGTATCGTCCCAAGCGTCCCTGCAGCGCTTCAAAAATCTTCGGATTGATCTCGCGAAACTCGTCCAGTATCCCGAAACTCGCTTGAAGAGATAGCAGACGGCGAACGTCGTTAGCATCATCCAGTCCGCGAAATAGAACCTCGCATTCAACATCGTCAAACCTCAGCATGAAGCGCCGCTCGGTCTTTAGGTAGGACCCGGCGAGCCCGTCCGGAAACCACTTCATCCAGTCAGGGATGGTGCTATCCTGCAACATCTCTCGAGTGTTGCGCACAACAATAGCTCGTGAGTGCCGGATGCCGTCCCGCGCCCGCGCCATCTTCTTGGCATGGTATGCCACCTTTACCAGTGCCGCCGTAGTCTTCGTAGAGCCAATAGGCCCCACAATCATCGAGACAAAGCTCTCGCTGCAGAAGAACGGCGCCACTGTGCCGGGCGGGTTGTAAATGAGATCGGTCATGGCCAGACAAGATAGAGCAACCCCAGTTCGAGCGCGATGAGGAAGAAAACCGCCAGCCGGTCAGACACCTTGCTTCTCGCAGCACATGCGATAGCCTTCCAACTCCCACAGCTGGTTCTTGGCGTTGTCGAGCGCGAGGCGCTTGCCGATCTCCTCGTCGAAGTTCTCGGCGTTGACGCAAGCCGACTTGCCTATGACCGTGAAGCCGTTAGGAAGTGTAAGCGCGCAGAGCGTGACTGTCGTCTCGGGGACGCGCTTGTACCACACGGTCGACGACCAGACCATCTCCTCGATGGCGATCGCGGTAATGCGCGGCTTCGTGGCGATCTTCGCCAACATTTCTTCAGTGACCATCACGGTTCCCTCCAAGTCGTCCATCCCCACCAGCTGGCCCTTGACCAGCGCGCGCCCGTCTGAGAGACGGGTTATCACAACGCCACGCCCGCGAGGTCGTGGTTCCCCCCAAACTCGATTGCGAACACGTCAGGCATCTCGCCCTCGATCTCCTCCGGCTCCGCCGTGGCATTGATGACGATCGGCTGCACCCCAGTATGTTGAGGTATGTTGATCGTGATGCTGAACTTGTCATGGCCCCCCACCGCTGCGGGCGCATCCTTACGCGGATACATCTCTCCGATAAGCCACAGCTCCTTGCCGATCGCCAGCCTCATGCTGGTGGATGTCTCTGGGTCCATCGCGTTCTGGAAGAGCTTCCCCATCACAGGGATGCCTAGACGACGCGCCACCTCACGCACCACCGAGGGGTCTTGTTCCGCGGCAGCCATGATATGTTCCAACGCGTCGTTTGGGTCGATGCGCATGAGAGGGGTTATACCTCCTTGCTGGCCCCCAAGCCTGCCCACATGACTGCGGTGCGCAGGAAGGTGCGCGCGTTATCAAACTCTTCGAGAGTGTCCGGCTCGGGCCGTTTCTCGTCGAGGTAGTTGATGTAGGTGTGCAGGATCGCGCCAAGGACTTTGACGACCAAAATCTCTGGCGTGGACGGAGTCGTCAGCCGGTAAGCCTCGATCGCGTCAAGGTCTGGCGTGATTTCCGTCACGTGGCCGGTGCCGTCGTAAAGCTTGACGAACACGGAGGGGTCGCCGGGAAGCTGAGACTGGGGCTGTGGCTGGTTGGCGTCCTGGGGTGCCTCGTTGGCCTGCGCCAGAGCAGCGCCACCCAGGAGCGCGCCGATAAGGTTGTGCAGCCGCGACTCGCGGAACTTGTTCAGTTCCTCCATCGCCTTGCCGAGTTCGTCGGGCTTCAGGTTCGGAAACTCAATTTTGATCGGCATCGCGGGCTGCTCCTGGGTTGGCCTGCGTCTGTGCAGGCGTGGGTAGTAAATGTGTGACATCGCGGGGAGATATGCACGTTGTTAGGTGGTTTGTCAAGTTTGTTAGCATGAGGGGGAGCTATGTGCTACGGGATGGGGCTATGCGCGAAGCCTACGCCCTGCGACAAACTGACTATTGAATATGGCAAAGATCGCTCCTTAATATACTGTCGTAAAAGGTTAACAAGCAGGTTGCTGTGATGCTCAGAGGGCTGGTTACAATCCCACAGTTGTAGCAAGAGCTGAGCACAGCGGAGAAGGCGGCTCCACCTCCCTGGGGCCGTCTTTTCTTTTTAAACAGAGCATGGGACCTCAGCAGGGTTCAATAGTGAGTTGTAGACAGCCCGCTTCTTGCGCAGGTGTGCGCCCACCTCGGCATACTGAGCTACGACTCCAAACGGAATGCCTAGCGCCAGCGAAGCCTTGACATCACAAATATCCACCGCCCACCTGTCAGACCACTCCGTCAAATTTAAGAGTTCGTCATCCCATGCGTAGAGGTTGCTGGTCCGCTTGTTGTTCTGCTGCACCACAGGGGCGGCCCACCGGCAGTTCTTCGGCTCGTAGTCGCCGTTGTTGTTCTCACGGTCTAACGTCATACCTTTAGGCCGAGGCCCCATGTCGGCCACGAAGTCCTTAAACGAGTTACGCCACCGATCGCAGACCTTGATGCCACGCGCACCGTAATAAGGGTATCTATCGTGTCTCGAGTCATGGCAACGCCTAACCATGATATTCCACGTGTTGAACAGCTTGTGCTTACGATCCTCAGAATCGACACCCAAGAACGGGGTCCCCGGATTTCTCGTAGTGCTCGGCATCTTACGACGCGCGCCCTGGCAACTCTCACACGCTGTCTTAGGGCGGTTCCGCGCCACGGTGCGGGCGGGCACGGTAGTCTTGTTGCCGCAGTCGCACAGAGCAGAGTAAATCAGGTGGCTATCGTGCTTGCCGGACTTCCTGATGAACGGGATGCGGTCTGCTATGCCTGTTATGGTGAGGTGTCCGACACGTCTTCCTTTGAGCGCCGTCATGGCTACCCTCCGTAGTTAGCTTATCCTGAGATAGTGTTAGCATGTCGGACATGGATAGTCAAACTAATTTTGGACATGGATAAAAAACGCCTTTTGAAATGCGAGCACAACCTAAGGCCGCCCCTGGCCAACTTTAGCGTGTGCCCCATACCCCGGCGTGGCCATGTCCACCACGCGATATTTAGCTGTGTCCATGTCCATGTTAGCGTCTTGACAGCCTGTCTGGCAAGCGTCCAAGGCTGTGGATAACTCGCGTGCCACTGTTTCACAGCATGTTTCACAAGGCGTTTCGCGCGTCGTGTCGGTGGTGCGTCAGTCCTAACCATGCAGCCTTTTCCTAAGGTTAAATGGTTTAACCTGCCGATCGGCAGGCATAAAAAAGCCCCGCTTGTGAGGCGGGGCTTGATGTCTTGGTGCGTGAGGTGCTGGTCTGCTAGGCTTGGATTGTCCGCTTGGCGTCAGAACGCTTCTGCGTTTTCTTCCACTTGCGCTTGCGTATCTGTTGCTCAAGTGGTGCCTTGGACATGGCCTTGTCCTTAATGATGTGTTGCTTTGCCATGGTGGCTAGTCCTCTCAGTTGTGGGGTTACTTCGCTGCTACGTCGCTCGCAAGGATGGTGTTGCACCACTTCACGAACTGGTCACGGTGATCAACCAGCACCTTTTCAAGCTTGGCGGCTAGATCACCATTGCGCGTAAGGATCATGGCGCACGCGTGCAACTGGTCGACTGTGTACTGCTTACGCGGAACATACCTCAGTTCAGTTGAACCAGTTGAACTGGTAACAGTTGCACTGGTAGCAGTTGAACCAGTTGCTTTCTCGCCTGCCATGCTGGGTTGACGGCTAGACCGCGTGTCCTCTTCTTTGACGCCAGCTGCTACCAGCTGTTCCGTGTAAGACTTGTAAAGGCTGCTGATAGTAGTCGCAGCGCTGTCCAGCCCCGCCACGCCAGCGAGGAAAAAAGTCTTGGCATAGGAACGCCAAGTCTTTTGCGAGTTCTTAGGACTCGCCTTGTACGCCGTGGCGATAGTCGCCGCGACGATGTCTTTAACGTCGTCATAGTCGACGGTAAGCTTCAACCGCGTGAACTCATGGCCTTGCGCGTAAAACTCTTCCATGAGTTCAAGCCCGGCTTTCTCTTTCGCGCCGTCTGCTTTCGCGAAAGCCTTTGCTGCTGCTCTGCCTGCCTCTTCAAGCGCTTCACGCGCCCCAGCAAGGCGGTCATCAAGCGCCGTTGACCTAGCAGCCACGCGGGCTTTATTGGCGTCAGCGGGGCTTGGTGCTGGCGTGGGTGCGGGGATATCCGCGAAAGACTTGAGTTTGGCTTGCTGGGAAGCCTTAGAAGGCTTTGCCTTGCCTTTCTTGGCTGCCTTGGGCAGTGCCGAGGTAGAAGTCTTTGCAAGGGACTCGGAAGCGGGAACGGTTTCAACGGAAGGCGCGGCTTGGGTTTCAGTAGTCATGACGTGTAGGTCCTTTAAGGTTGGGTTAGGGGCACAGTTTGCCCCTGCTCTCTTGAGCCTGCTAACAATGCCACAAAACATGCTAACAGTCAAGATGAATAATTCGTAAACGTACTCAACCGTGGCAGGTTAAACGGTTTAACCTGGTTGAGTTCGTTAAGGATTTGTTAAGGAATGGGGCTTGCGGGGTGCGTGTGGTGGGTTTTTTGGGCTTTGGCCGGTTTTTACAACCGTTGTCCGGTTTTTTCACCACAGGACAAGCCCGCCGCAGGCGGGAAAAGTGCTGATTTTACAGTATTATATTATATCATTTCTATTAGAAGTAGTAGTAGTTATGTCCAATTGTCCACCAAAAATGAGGAGAGATTTATGCGAGGGGGGGGTGGGGGGGGAATTTTTTGCGCGCGTCATTTCCCCCCCCCCACGCAAAATTCTATAGCGGGGGTTCTCCGGGCGGACTGGACAAGACAAACGGTCAAACCACCGCTAAACCATTGACACACAAGGCTTTTTCTCGCCCACAAGCTCTCGCGATGCTGGACATACAGCTGGACAAAAAACCGTAAAAACAGCCTCACATAACATTTTTTCACGCTAACGCTTGACAATTTGTCCGGAAATGTTAGCTTATATTTGCGTCAAGTTAGACGCTGAAATGCTAACTGGGATCAAAAAATATGCCACAATGTCGCTACACCTTGCATGAAAAAGTCAGCGCGAAGTTGAGATCGCTCGCTGATGACGCAGGTTTGTCTGAGTCAGCCATGCTGACCGTCATCATAAACGCGCATGTGGCGAGTCAGCAGACCGCGCAAGCGCCCTCACGTAAAACCGTCAAACCAAGGCAGCTGACCGTCGACGAGCAGCTTGCGGCCCTCGAAGGAGACCCAGAATGAAACCGAGCGACTACGATGACGCCGACGTGTTCGCGCACGAAGCCGAGAAGCACTGCAAGTCTGTGGAGAAGGTGCAGGCCATCTTCGCAAGCTTGAAGCCTGACACTTACAAGATCGAAATGCGCAAGCGCAAGGCCGCGCTGGCTGCCGCTGGTGTCATGCCTGCTCCAAAGACCGAAAAGGTTCAACGGGAGCGCGCGGACCCTGATTATGTGTTCGGGAAGGCTGTGTGGGCGCGTTGTGCCGAGCATGGCCTACCAGACGGCGCTTTCCCGGCTCAAATCGCACTAGTAGACGGTCGCGTGTTTCGCCGTGTCCTTGGTAGGAATTTCGCAACTTATGTGGAGTCCGTGGAGGATGAGCAGCGCGTGCACGACGCGGTCGAGGCTGAGGATGCGGCTACTCTCAGTGAAATGTGGGCCAACGCCATGCGCGCATGGTTGGCTGATCCTGAAGCAACTATAGGTTAAACCGTTTAACCTCACCACAAGGGACCAACTGCTCACCACGAGGGCAGGCGGGGACGCGTGGATATACTACATGGAGTTGGCTGGGTGGAAGAAAATCTGAGTACATTGACATAAACCACAAGTTGTACTATAATAATGATACTCGGAAAAGGATTACGGACATGGGGCTACGCCCAGCGGGCATGACGCTTGAGCGCCGCGACAACGACCGCGACTTCTGGATCAAGTTAAACCGTTTAACCGAGGCGAGCGAAGCGCAGCCGATTATAACCGAAAGGAACGACTGACATGAACGTCAAACTCACCAACAACGACGAGTACGACCGGTGGTTGCTCACAGAGACCGCCGTGGTGCCTAACGAGCCGCCGAGCTTCGTGGCGTACACCATGCGCCGGGTTCTCGAAGACGTGTGCCAGCGCGACGAGCAGAAATTTGCGCTTGTGTTCCAACTCATGGAGCAGGCGTTCGACGCCGGGCGCATTACGGGCCAGCTCGACATCCTGGACACCGACGAAGGAAGGCTCTTTCGTCGTGCGTTAGCAAACTAAGGAGTAAGCTAACATGGTCTGGGAACCTAAAGCCGGTGAAGTCTACCGGCGCATTGCTGGCGCACAACTCGGCAACATCGCCCAAGGCGATCTTGTGCTCGTCAGGGATATGGACGGGCTCATAAGCTCGGACGGCGGCAAGTATGGGCACCTCGTGGTGCTCCGTACCGGCAAGACGATACACTTTCCGCTCTTTGAGCGGTTTTGGGAGAAGGTATCATGAAAACCCGCACCAAGACTTATACTAAAGTCGAGGTTCACCACGACTTGAGCCCGTCCGACCCGCGCAAGGACATGGACCTTGAGCGTTCAAGGTTAAACGATTTAACCGGGCAGGTGCTTACCTGCCTTGCGCCCACCAGACACTGGTCCGACGACGAGGGCTGGTGGGTGAGAATAGAGATCGGCGACGTGGGCGTCGTGGTGGAACTCATGACCTTCACATCCAACGCCATGCCGGTGTACGAAGTTCTGCTGCTCCGGCAACGAGTCAAGGTGTTTATCGCGCCTGAATCCCTTCACAACATAACCCAATGGAGACTATCATGAAAAGAATTACCAATCACGAGGTGGCGGCATGAGTGAACTCGTTTACAATCTGCTCGTCCTCTGCCTGTGGTTCGGGTTGCTGTGCGTCTGCGCGGTCTATGTCCACTTCGACAAGTTTTAACCCCTAACACGAGTCCGTTGTCATGCGTACCCTATCAACTCTCACAACGGAGAACTAAAATGTCTTATTGGGCTTGGGCCTTGGCCATCATCGCGGCGATCTACATCCCGTCAGTCATCGTGGTGTGGGTGTGCGTGTTCTACGCCGAGGAGGACCCAGACGAGGTGGACGTGGCTAACCATGAACTCAAAAAGTTCTTGGAGGACCGCTAACAAAACAAGCTAACAACAGCGGTATTGACATAAGCACAAGCCTGTGTTAGTATATTAACCATGCTGGGAAGGGGCTGTTTCGGCCCCTCCGGTTAAACCGTTTAACCAAACGGCGATCCCCGCATAACATTTGGAAAAGGAAACAAGCGAAAATGAGACCGTCAGCACTTAAGACGACCCTTAAAGCCATGATCCAGCAAGGCAAGAACACCTACATTGAGGGCTCGCCAGGGCTCGGCAAAACCGAGATCGTCAAGCAAGTTGTCAAGGAGCTTGGTTCGAAGTATCTTACCATCTTTAAACACGCACCCACACTTCTCCCCGAGGACCTTGCCTTGCCCTTTCGCACGGAAGACGGGAGATTGGACTTTGCCCGCGCCGGCTGGCTGCCGCTAAACGGGGATTATGACGCCCACGAACATGTAGTGGTGATCATAGACGAGTTGGCGCAGGCCGACCATAGCGTTCAGAAGACACTCGCCAACCTTATGCAGGAGCGCGAGAGTTACGGTGTCCCACTCCATAAGCGCGTCTCGTTCGTCGCCACCGGCAACGGCACGGCGCACCGGGCAGGCGCTAACCGCATCCTCAGCCATGTCCGCGGCAGGATGCTCAACCTCAAATTTGAGGCTTCGCTCGACGATTTTTGTCAGTGGGCTTTGGACAACAACATCCGGCCCGAGATCATCGCGTTTCTCAGGTTCCGTCCGGACCAACTGAACGACTTCGATCCCAACCGCGACGTGAACCCCACGCCGCGCACGTGGAGCCAGGGCGTCAACGATCTCCTTGAGGCGATCGACAAGAAGCTCATACCGGCTGAAGCCGAGTACGAGATCACAGAAGGATATGTGGGAGAAGGAGCTGCAGTTCAATTTTCGTCCTTCGTGAAGATGTACAGAAAACTCCCGTCGCCAGAAGCCGTGCTTCTGAACGCAGATAAGCACCCAGTTCCTACAGAACCTTCAGTCCTCTACGCCTTAGCTGGGGCTTTGGCACATCGTACAACTGAGAATAACATCGACCGTGTCACAACTTTTTCTAAGCGTATTCCTGCAGAATATGAAGTTTTACTTCTCCTGGATGCTATAAGGAAGAACTCAGCTTTGCAATCAACTAAGTCGTTCACTGAATGGGCCATCACCCGCGGCAAGGACGTGTTGCTGTAGCAGTCTCAGTGTGTGCGTGGGGAGGCTTCGGCCTCCCGGTTAAACCGTTTAACCTGAGGAACTAACACATGCAAATCCATCTCCCAATCCCCACGCGCCTGCCGGGCTTCGAGACGACCATCACGCAGACGATGGACGTGAGCAGGCTCACAGACGGTCAGTTCACCCGAGTGCGCAACGCCGCGCGGGCTGGCTACGTCACCGGCAACGGCTATGTGATGAAAATGCTCGACCAAATCGCCGGGCGGTACGGGCTCATGAAGCCAATCCTGGTGGTGCGCAACGGCTGGCATCTCGTGGACGTGACCCACGCGCTGCTCCACCCAGACAACGAGCACTTCAACCAGAGCATCCCCGAGGAGCTTATGGCTCTGAGCGACGTGCGCCAGAAGTTCGCTGACGCCACCAAGGGCGCGCAGCACAACAAGAAAAGCCAGCTGGCCCAATACGACGGCACGCTTGGGTATCTGGCGCTCGTCGGCTGGGTGGAGACATCCATGACGGAACTCCGCAAGGAAATCCTCAAGCGGTTCGAGGCTGTGCCGGAGTTCGTGACGAACAACAAGGCGCTGGCCGAACTCGTGGAGACGCGGCCAGTCATCCCTGTGTACAATAAGATACTATCCAGCGGCGATATAGTCAGCGCCGACGCCTAACATTTCCAACCCTAACACCACACCTTAACATCCTAACAGAAGGAACCAAACCATGTCGCTTGCTAACAAAGCGTTGCTGGTAAGCTTGAATATTAGCATGTGGACTGCTAGGAAATTTGATCGCACTGAAAGCGAAGCCGTGTCCGACAAGTACGGCGCGATCAAGGGCTCGGCTCGCGTGAACAAGTCCCTCCTCCCTGGTGCGCAGTCGCTGCGCGATGTCGCCTTGCTGGCTGGCAACATCCGCACAGAGTACTACCAGATGACGCTCCCGTGGATGGAGAACATGCAAATCCTGAAGTCCGAGGGCTACCTCGCCTTCACACAGGAGATGAACCGCCACCAGCGGGCCTGGGAGCGCCTTGTCGACAAGTTCATCGGCGAGTACCCGGCGCTCAGAGATGACGCCAGGGCGCGCCTTAACGGGCTCTACAGTGACGCCGACTACCCGCCCACGCATGAGGTGCGCGCCAAGTTCAAGTTCGACATGGCGTTCTACCCGGTGCCGGACTCCAAGGACTGGCGCGTGCAGTTGTCTGACTCCGAGACTGACTACTTGCGGCGTCAGATTGAGGATAAAGTCATGAGTTGTCAGGGACGCGCCATGCGCGAAGCCTGGGACCGCATATATAAAGTAGTCAGTAAAGCGCAAGAGCGACTGGCTGACCTCAAGAACGTCTTCCGCGACACGCTGATCGAGAACGCACGCGAGCTGTGCGAGATACTGCCCACGCTCAACATCGCGGACGATCCTCACCTCGAAAGTATGAGGGACGAGGTGGAGCGTAGACTATGCGCCTACGATCCCGACGACTTGCGCAACAACGACCACGTGCGTCTCGCCGTCGCCGATCAACTCAAAGATATGATGGAGCGCATGGCTCCTTTCATGGGAGCAGCCTAATGGGGATTTTATATGTAGGCACGTGCGTGAGCCCATGAAGCCAGAAGCATTCGACCCCGGCGACGGGTGGTCGTCGACCAGTCACCCAGACGGCACGCTGCAGGTGTACATTCGCGATGCGCAGTGGAAGGAAGCCCTCTACATCGAGCGCGTGGAAGGCAAGAACAGCAGGCGCAAGAAGTGGTGCATCGTCTCGCGTAATCCGCCCGAGAAGTGGGGGCGCGCCAAGTATGCGCCCAAGATCGCGGGGCCATTTGCAACCTTGGAGGGCGCGCAAGCGGCATATCTTATGCTGCGAGCAGCCAGGAATTATTAGGTAGGCTTTACCTACTGATCAAGGCAGCTGGCGCTTGACGCCAGCAGCTAACACGTGGTATTAAACCTGCTAACAAAAGGGATATCAGCATGGCACAGTTAACAGTCAAGGAAAAGCTAACTAAAGCTCGGGCTTCGCTAATTATGTCGCAGCCCTTCTTCGCAAGTCTTGTGTGTAGTGCTCCACTAATCGAGGACGATACTATCGTCCCACCTACTATGTGCACGAATGGAAAATGGATACGCTTTCATCCTGCGTTCGTGTCAGAACTCACTGTGGAGGAGCTGAAGTTCGTACTGGGCCACGAAGTTGGACACATGGTTTTTCAGCACATGTTCCGGCGCGGCAAGCGCAACCCGGTCATCTGGAACTTCGCGGGCGACTACATCATCAATGATATGCTCACCAAGGAAGGCATAGGCGCTATGCCTGCAGGCAAGCACGCAGGGTTGCTCGACGCGAACAAAGTCCAGGCCGGTGGCGGCACCACCGAGGGCGTCTATGACGTGATCTACCAGGAGCTTGACAGCCAAGGCTGGATCAAGAAACTGGGCGTCGGCGACCAGTGGGACAACTGCCAGGACCCAGGCGGGACCCAGGCGGAGAAGCAGCAGGCCGAGGCTGAGATGAAGATAGCCGTGGCGCAGGCAGCCGCGGCAGCTAAGATGTGCGGCAAGTTGGGCGAAAGTCTCGAGCGTTTCGTCAACCAAGCGTTGAAGCCCAAGGTGGATTGGAAGGCTGTGCTGCGTCGGTTCGTCTCCACCAAGGCCAAGAACGAGCGGTCGTACTCCAGGCCGAAACGCCGGTTCATCGCCGACGACATGTATCTCCCTGGTCTCTCCGGAGACCAGTTAGGGGAAATGGTAGTGGCCGTGGACTGCTCGGGGTCCATCTCCCAGAAAGAGATCGAGGAGTTCGCGGCGGAACTGCGGGCGATACACGAGGACCTTAAGCCCTCGAAAATGCACGTAATTTATTGGCACTCAGATGTATCTCGCCACGATATATTTGAGGTGTACGACGAGCTTGTAATCAAGCCTAACGGTACAGGTGGCACAGAGTTTGCGCCTGTGTTAGATTACATCGTGAAGAATGGCATAGAACCCACGTGTTGTGTGGTGCTAACAGATTTATGCATTGGGACATTCGGCGACGACCCAGGCTACCCAGTGCTCTGGTGCAGCACATATAAAGGTACGGCCCCTTGGGGCGACGTAATCTGCATGGCAGATAAGCTTTAAAAGTTAATAGTCCGCCGGGGGCCTGGGATTTCCCTCAGGCAGCGCCAAGCCAGATCGAGTGGCGCAAGTAACCTCT